TTAGCCTAATTTACTGTTTAAAAGCTCCACCTGATCCCGGTCTTTATCACACATCCATTTCGAGTAAACCTTATACACCATACTGGCATCAGTATGCCCCATCTGGCTGGCGATGAAAGAGGGGATCGCTCCTGCAGACAACAACCAGCATGCGTAAGTATGGCGAGACTGATAAGGCACACGGCTGCGTATTCCCGCTTTTTTTAGTCCCTGCTTCCAGCTATAGCCCAGCGCGTTTTTTGAATAATAGGGATTCGGAACGGCAAATTTAATTACCGGACGAAACACAAACCGTACTTGCTGCTGATCGGTGCTCGCATACGCACGATGGTTAAATGTGATTTCCGTCGTCTGGTCTGCACCGGTCAGATGGAACTGATCTCTTAACGCTTCGAGGGCTGGCTCCAGCAATGTGATCGTGCGTTCTCCGGCGGACGTTTTAGGCGGCCCGAACTGATCATAGTTGTTCAGATTCCGACTGACGTGAATTTTTCCATTGACCAGATCAACATCATCCCATCCAAGTGCGCACAGTTCCCCATGACGAAGACCAGCGTAAAAGGCCAGTTTCCATAAGTTAACAACTGAAGCCGGTAACACCGAAATGAATCGCTCGTATTCTTCCATCGTGAATGGATCCGGTGCTTTCCGCGGCCGTTTCAAAGAAGGAATATCTTCAAACGGGCTGTTGGTAATAATGTGGCTACGTTTGGCAAATTTCAGCATGGCGCAAAGCGTGCGGATTTGCTCGTTTACCGTAGCCGGGGCACGGCCCGTTTTATTCAGATGTGGCACAACATCATTCCGTACATCCCCCAGCAACAACTCCTTCCGGTATCTCAGAATGTCGATCTGTTGAATATCGGTGATCAGGGTTTCGCTACCAACGATCCGCAGCAGAATCTTGATGATGGAATGCATGTTCCGCGCTGATGCGTAGGACATTTCCAGCTCTTTGGTTCCGCTGTATTCATCACAAAGTTCCTGGAAGGTACTAATCCTCAACGTAGTTGAGAATTTTTTTGCTGCCTTAGAGCCAGGAAACTGCAGGCCATAATCGAATATCCCCATCTGGATATCACTGGTGATCTTCGCTCTGAGCTGGCCTGCTTTTTTGAGGTTGGCGTTCGTCACCAGCCAGCCTTTAAGCGTTTCCCGGCAACGAACCCCTCGATAAATGAACCATATCCGAATCTTGCCATTGTGAATTTCAACACCCGTTGGCGCCACGTCACTGCTCCTGAACGAAACTGTTTATCTTTGGGAAGTTGTACCAAAGTGTCGCCCGCGGAGAGTTGTTATCTCCTTCAGTCTGGGTTACACGCTTAAAATGAATACCTTCGATCCAGCGATGAGCGCGGTAGCAGGTTACCTGCCGCTTTGAGAGTCCCGTTCTCTCACAAAGCTTCGCTTCAACCACCCACTCTTCGTTAAAAATCACCTGTGCCATCTTTCACCTCAGGTAACCGACATCATTATAAAGATGCCGGTTGTTAAACATTGATATTTCAATATCAGGCGATCTGCCCGGGCAAGGATCGCAGACGGCGCATGCCGGTCATCGCCGTGGCCACGTAGCTCGCTTTCCGGTTCACTACCTCCACCCAGACCTTCACTCCTTCCACCCGTACCGTGTACGTCTCTTTCATCCGGCTGCGCCCGTAGTTTCCGTACCGCTCTTGATGGGCCGCTAGGGCGATTTCGCAGGCCTGACGCGCCAGCGGTGACTGTGTGCTGCGGTTAATCAGTCGCATGGTCACCGCCTTCTGGGTTAGATGGTTGAAGGAAAACCGCTCGGGACGGCGACCAGTCGCAATATGCATCGGATTCGGTATGCCCGAAAATTGCCTTACAGCGGCGGATATGGGCGCAGTCACCGCAGGTCTTATCCTTCGGGAGTTGCATTTTGTCGGGGTCTGCCGGGTTATAATTCAGCTCAGTCATTCCAGGCCTCCAGCTCGTTCTGAATCTCTTCGTCGATCTCTTCGGTAGTGGCTTCTTCATTGAGGAAGTCCAACGCTTCTTTTCGGTATTGCTCACGACGTTCTTCATACCAGGCGGAGAACTCTGGCGACCAGCCACGTTTATCCCGCTGAAAGTCCACTCTGGCATTGTCTTCGGCCATACGTTCAACCATGCAGTCTGCAGTTATCAGGCCACACTCTCGGATGTATCCGCGCAGATGGTGCTTGCGCCAACATGGGCTATATTTCGAGTCGCAACGGCTTTTGAATTCAATTTCCCACCGGCGGATACAGCGTGCTTTTAATGATTTGCTCATCTCGTTACCGGGAGGGCGAACCCTCCCGCCTCCCTTAGGCCACGTATTCCGGTTTCATATCTGCCAGGGTGATGCTGAACTGATCATGCAACTCGTCACCCAGATGACGTTTTGCCGACGCCAGCACGCGTTCAGCTTCCTCGAAGCGCTCGGCACCATCCGGTTCGCCGGGCTGCGGCAGGGAGTTGATCGCTGCCTCGACCCGGTTATACGCATCCACCAGGTGGTAACGCTTCACGGCCTTGTTTTTCAGCTCGGTGTACAGGGCCGAACCCAGCGTATTCTTGCCCGTTTCGATGTCAGCCCGAACTGCTTTGGCGTTATCTACGTCCTGCGCTGCCTCAATCCGATCCCGGAACTCATCGGCCATAGCGTCAATGTTTGCCGCTGATTCCTGCGCACTATTGGTGGTTGTTACGCTGTCACCTTTGATATCAGCCAGGTTCACGCGCTGGACTGGTGCCGGATTGATCTCCTTCTCGGTGCGCGGTTCAACTTCATCCGGGCTGTAGACGCCGAGGATGACCTCAGGGCAGTACAGGCGCGCCCAGTACTTCACCGCGAGATAGGCGATCTGCTGCTTGGGTGCCGTTTTCCACAGTGGGGAGTTCCGGGTGGTAATGTCAGCCAGGTAGATATTCTCGCCCCAGGTGATATCCGTCTCGCCGCGCAGGACAGCGCCAACCCGGACAAACAGGCCCAGCTCATCGCGGCCGTCTTTCTTACCGGCGATCTTTTCCCAGTCGCCGCCGTATTCGTAATGGAAACGGCCCACTATGGCGCTTGAACTGGAGATAACTGCGTTTACCAGCTGCGCTTCGTAACCCAGCACGCCGTTAACCAGGTGCGTTTTCTGAGCGACCGCGTAAGGGTTCATGCCCCACTGCATGGCTTGCATGACGATCGCCATGCAGTCGGCTGGTTTACCCGCCAGATGCTTCGGTACGGTTACAGCAGACTGCGCCATCAATTCAGCGAATGCGGTCAGCTGGCCGAGTGCCTGTACGTTAAATACAGCGTTACTGGCAGAGATAGTGTTTGGAGTCTGCTCTGCGGCGATAATATTGGTGTTTTGCATTGTCATTCTCTCCATTAAGCCAGGCGCAGCGCTTCAAGGCGGCGCAGGTCGAAGTCGTTCAGTTCTTCGGTGTAGTCTTCGGTGATCGGCGCTGGCCACACGCCAGTGTCGAAAGCGTTAGCGATGCGGTTCATCGTCTGGCGATACTCAAGCATGCCCAGCTCAATCAGCTCTTCGCTGGCCTCGACGATGGCGATCCAGTGATAACCCTCGTCTTTGTTCACGAAAATCCAGAAGAACTGATCCAGCGCCGCGGTGCTCATATACATGGCTGCGCTGAGGTGATAATCGCGGTCGATGATTTCCCGGTGCAGGCGGGCGCGCAGGCCGGACTGTTTCACGTTCCACATGCTGATGGTTTTCAGGTCGGCACCGATGCGAACGGCGTCGATGTCGATTTCCAGATCCGGGCGCACGCGGATTTCCAGCCCGGTCTCCTCATCGATACCGAAATAGCTCGTCTCAACAGCGCGATCAGGGTGCAGCAGAAGCTTTCCGGCAGTCGGGTGCTCGAGCAGTGCTTTCTGAATGGCCAGTGCCGTTTGCATCTGCTGCTGAGTAACCAGAATCTTGTCGCCCGGGTTCTCGCGCCATGCATCCAGCAGTTCGTCAGCGAATACCGCATCCGGCTTAACGGACTTCACCGCCTGGATCATCTCCGCTTTCGTGCCGGACACTTTCAGCGGTGCCGGTTTCTGCGCTTCCTGTGCCACCAGGTCAGGGTTGATGATCGCAAGCTGCTCGAGGAGCGCATCACGGCTGCCGCTGGTTTTCACCAGCGCGGGCAGGGTGGCGTTGTACTCTTTGATGCAGGCCTTCATAGCTGCAGTGGTCTGCTTCTGGTCAGCCTCGATGCGCTGGAATTCAGCTGGCAGCGTCATATAGCTCTGCGCTGTTTCTTCCAGACTGCCGCCCATCGGCACTTGCGCGGGCAGGGTGGCGTTGTGCTCTTCCAGCAGCGCTTTGATATATTCTGCACTCAGCAGCGCTGGCAGGCTGGCGTTATGCGCATCGATAAAGGTGCGCAAGGTCGCCGCGGTGGTGAATGCCCCTTCCGGGATCACCGGCTCCACGCTGAACTCTTCATCAAGGTTTTCCGGCTGCAGCGCCAGCGCATGCACCAGGTTACCCATATCCAGCACTTTGGAGCCTTCGCGCGGGATGGTCTTGGCGACGTGGCGCGCGTTGAAGTACATCAGGCTGACTCGGGCATCTTTCACCTGGGTGCTGCTGATCCCGTTCGCTGCGTGGTAGACGTTATTCGGCAGACCCTCATAGCGGCCCGGTTCGAAGTACGCTGGATATTCGGCTACTGGTTCGGCCTGATGCGCTTTTGGCTCGTTCTGATTCACTTTTGGTGTGTTTTGATGCGCAGAATCGTCATCTTGATGCGCATTTTCCGCGTTTTGGTTCACATCGGCCTGTTCCTGGTTAGCCAGGCTCGGCGCTGCGGCGGCCAGAACTTCGGACGAATTCAGGGCATCTGTTTGCGGATCAGCTGCATCAGCGCTTTCGCCTGGTGGTAACGCGTTACCAGCTTCTCCTTCCTGCGGGTGAGTCTCTTCCATCTGCACATCGCTGGTGGTCTCCGTTACTGTTTCCGTTTTTTCGACTGCGTTTGAGGGGGTATTGATGACCGGGTCAGTATTTCCACCCATCAGGCCATCGATAGAGAGCACGCCGCCTCCGAGGTTAGCGACCTGTGGCTGGCTGGCAGCGGTCAGATCTTCTTTAACCCACTTCGGATCGTCAGGGTCACTGACGCCGTCAACGAACTCGCCGCGTTCAGCAGCTAACTGCTGATCGACAAAGTGGCTATCAATCTCATTCTCCGCAGGTTTGTCAGTAACAGCCTGAAGGGCCACTAACTCAGTTTCAGCATTGAATTCAGCCGTCATCGTCTGGTTCACGAACTCCAGATGCGCTACTGGCGTCAGGTGGATATTCTCGGGCGCGATGCGCACCAGGTTGAAGATGGCTGCGCGGTTGACCGCCAGAACGCCTGGCTGGTTTCGCAGGATTTTGCTCCATGATTTCCATGGTTCTTCTTTGTTCGCGACAATCTCTTTGGCGCGGCGCAAAATACTGGAAGGGATTTCAAAATGGTGGAAATCCATCGGCAGCAGGGCGCAGGCGATCTCCAGATCGAGGGTGTCCAGGGTGTGATGCGCATCTGCGCCGCGGTCAGTTACATACCCGCCGTCGGCATTGGTGCCTGCGTCAGTGCGTTGCACGTGGCTGATGCGGTTACCTGCGGCCCATTCGCGCGTCAGGATCCCGCGGTCGATATAGGGGGTGGCCACCCAGGTTTTAGTGAACTGCAGCAGCAGAGCTAGCTCATGGCGCTTATCCATGCTGAACACTTTCCGAATGGCGTTGGTATAGCGCCACAGGTCTTTGGTATCGAAAGCCTTAATCTCAGCGCAGCTTTCAGCAGCAAGCAGAAGCGTCTGGACATAGCTGTTGTCGGTATCCATCTCCAGCGCATGAAGTTCCGCATGTTCACCGCGGGTGACATGATGGCGCAGTTCGTCCACCGTCAGTTGAGCCAGCAGTTGTTGACGGAATGGCAGTTTGCATACTGCGTAACGAGTAAACTCATCGCCGTTTTTGAGTACCCGCAGGCCGTTCTCATACCAGTAAGGCTCATCCCTGGCCGGGAGCTTTCCACTCTTCCAGTCTTCAACCAGCTGATTGCGATCACCAGCCTCTGCCTTAATCCAGCTCGACATGAAGGCGGCCAGCAGTGCAGGGTCGTGTTCTTTGTCCTGCGGGAAAACTTCTTTGACGGCCTGCACCAGCTTCCACTCAGCATGCAGGCTGAGATCGCTAATATCAGCAACGTCATTTTTGGCCTTAAGGAGACGCTGGAAGTAAACATTTCCCTCATCGGTCGCCAGTTCGTTGGCGACGATGTGCTGCTCCTGGCTGATTTCCGAAAGGTATTTGTCACCCAACATATGAACGGCGAAGCGGACCGCCGGGGTGCGATTTTCAAGCTGGGAGGTGCTGCCCACATCTGCGGTATCAGTGGCGGTTACCGCCGCGACCGGCTGATTCTCATCGCTGGTGGCGCTGTCCAGGGCGATTGTGGTTGCGCTCTGAGAGGCGGCTCCGGGGATCACGTTCCAGGTGCGCTGGTCTTCTGCCAGGGTGTAGCGCTCGCACCAGGTGTAATCAATCATGCCTTCTTCTGGCAGGTCGTCAACAATCGGCATATCGGTGCGTACAGGCTTGGCGTAGTCCTTACCGCGCCCAGTTTCGATGTCGGCGTCTTCCAGCGCGACATCGAGCGTCAGGGCGGCGCGCGCTGCACTTTTCGCAGTGAACCAAATCACCGCATCTTTCTTGCCAGACTTCTGACTGGCCTTAAGCAGATGGAAAAATTCCATGTCAGATCCTCATTTTTGGATGTAAGATCCCCGGGCCAGAGATAGCGCCCAATGGGTGTGTTTTTGGTTTTGAGTAGTTTTCCGGTGTACTTTGGTCGGTGGCACCGGACGTAGACCCCGCCTTGCGCGGGTTTTACGTTAGGCTTCGTGGGCCATCTGGTCGTACGAAGCGCAACGCGTAGAACAGTAATTACGTTGTTCGCGCGCCAGCTGGGCGCCGCGGATGAAGATCAATACGTTTTTAACTTCTTTCCCTTGCTCGATTGAGTTGCTGCAGTATGCGCATATCGTTGAGTTACACATCTGGGTTCCCCTTCTGCGCCAGCAGATAACAGATACGGCGAACAATCACCTCAACCCAGTTCAGTTTTACGGCCTGATGCCGTACTGGTTTACGTGCGTAGTCAATCATGGTCACCCTCATTTGCCCTTGTCGCCAGGCTGGCGGAACATTTCTTTAACCTGACAACGCTGCGCGTGTTGTCGATGAACTGAAGATACAACCAAAAGTTCGATGTGTAAAGTGCAGATGGAACTAATAGTTCTATTTGAGGGCGAAAAAAAGACACCGATACGGTGCCTCATTGTAAGCGGGTTTGAAATAGTCTATTTCTTCAAATCATGAATGATGTCGTATACATCGTTTTTAAGAAGATCCATCTCTTCAACCACGCCTCTGGTGTGAATAATCAATCGCAGCTTTTCTGCTTCCGGCAATTGGTTGAAAAGTGAAAGCAACGTTTCTTCTCTTTCATCGAGCACACGCGGTAATGCTGGTAGTTCTTCGCCGTTCTCGCCTTCCTCTCCCTGCTCCATGAAAAACCAATATTCAGGCCTGCCGGTTACCGCAGCCAGCCTTTTAAGACGCTCGCCACTCGCAGCTGACGCCCCATTGGCCCACTTTCTCACGGATGTGTGGGAAAGCATAACGCGCCGCGCAAGGTCCGCCATGCTCCAGCCGTTTTCCTCCATCACTTGATGGATTCTTTTAGCAAATACAGGGTGAGGAATTTTATTCATATTTTCATTTTACAACCAATGGTTTGATAGTTCATTAGAACTATTGGTTTGATTGTTATTGGAACCAAAAGTTTTAAGTGCTATTCTCCAATCACCTAAAGCAAACAGCTAGGACAGCAAATGGATAACCAAATTAAACAAAAAATCAGCAGCCACATGTCTCAGGTAGGTATTGGCGAGTGCTTCGGCATCTCATCTCAAGCCGTTGGCAAATGGTTGCGGAAAGGGAAAGTCCCACACGCTCGAATTTTGCCGTTGTGTCGAATCCTTAACTGGAAAGTTACGCCTCATGAGATTGACCCAAGCGCCTATCCAAACCCTACAGATGGTTTGCCAAAGTAGGAGATCAACCATGCAAACGCAAAACCACAACCATAGTAGCAGCCTGACTGCTGGGCTGGTGATATCGAAATATCAAGAGCTTCCGCGCAAATCATGCAAACTCTCGAATATCCGGGAGGCTGTAAAAGCATGGAACAGGGCAACGCCCGGCGATGCGCAAAACTACATCTCGCAGCTGGTGGCGAAAGAGTGGTTTGCCAGTGGTGGTCGTGGCCTTCTGCTGGCCGGTTCGGTACACGGCACCAAAGTTAACTTCTTCCGAATGATTAATAACACCGGGCCGAAGTATGACAAGTACCTGGAGATGCTGACTCCGGCGATCGTAGCGGTGATGGCACGCGATAACGAAGCAGTAGCGCGCGAGTTCGGCCTGGTAACGGGCAAAACCAATGAAGAGCTGATCGCAGATGCCATCAAAGAGTGTGGGGAAGCTCATCAGGCTAAGTTACTGGGTCAGCCAATCCAGCGTCTGGAGAAGGAAGTTCGTGAAGCGGCAGAAGCATTATTGCGTTTTCTGCCAACAGATTCCCTCGGCCCGGTTCTGGCGAGCCTGGCAGCAATGGCCCCAGGAGTTATGTGATGACAGATCCTAAAAAGGCGAAAGCCGCGGTGCGCGAACACCAACGGCTTTCTGGTGCAAAAACTGTGCGTAATTGCGGAGGTGAGTATGTCAAATACCGCTGAAGTTATCAAATTCCCCGTTCCAAAGCAGGAGCAACAGGAGAGCCGCATGGCTGATCTGGAAAATGGCTATCTCCGTTTAGCCAATCAGATCCAGGATGCCCTGTGTATCGTTGAGCTATCCGGGCGTGAGTTCCGGGTACTGAATGCCATCGTTCGGCTGACTTATGGCTGGTCTAAAAAATCAGACCGGATCGCTAACAGTCTCATTGCCGACAAAACGACGCTGAAGGTGAAGCACGTTTCTGAGGCCGTGCTGAGCCTCGCCTATCGGAACATCATCATCCTGCGCCGGATTGGGCAAACCAGATACATAGGGATCAACACCAACCTGGATAAATGGGCTTATACAAAGCCGAACTGCATGAGATGCCCAGTGGCTTTCCCCTCTGCTGAAGCTTTAACTTGGGTAATCTCTATCTCCGATATCAGTCTTTACAATCCCCAGAAACAGGGATGGTTATCCCTGAAAACAGGGACAGCTATCCCTGAAAACGGGGATAGCAAAAATACCCCTCAAACCATCCCTGAAAACGGGGATGGTTATCCCCGAAAACAGGGAAAGGGATCCCCGAAAACAGGGAACACCAAAGACATTCTTCCAAAGACAAATATAAATACAGATCTAACCCCCTCTAATCCCCCAAAGGGGAAGGTGAAGTTTGATCCGCTGAGTATCCCGGTTCCTGAATGGCTGGATGCGTCCTCCTGGCGTGAGTGGGTCGCCTATCGCCAGCAGTCTGGCAAAGCCATCAAAACCGAGCTGACGGTAACCAAGGCTTTCCGCCTGCTGAAAGAGTGCCTGGACGAAGGTCACGATCCGGTAGCCGTGATTAACACCAGCATCGCAAACGGGTACCAGGGTTTGTTCAAACCAAAATTCGGCCTGAGCAGCCGTAAGGCGGCCCGGGATGTGAATCACATTTCCCAGCCAGATAAAAAAATCCCGGCAGGCTTCAGGGGGCAACCATGAAAAACGCAATCGGCACCGGCAGCGCGCTTGAACGCCTGCGTAAGTTCATACCGGCCAGCGTGCAGCCGAAATTCAACAGCGTTGCAGAATGGCAGGCATGGCAGCAGGAAGAGGGCCGTAAACACTGCCAGCAAATCGATAAGCAAAACCAGCGCGCCCGGTCTGAGAAGATTTTTGGTCGTGCCGGAATACAGGCCCTTCACCGCAGCTGCTCGTTCGCGAACTACGAAGTGACAGGCCCGGAACAGCGTCAGGCTTACAGCATGGCGAAGAGCTACGCGCAAAACTTTGGCGGCGGCGGATTCGCAAGCTTCGTTTTCAGCGGCGCACCGGGTACCGGGAAGAATCATCTGGCGGCGGCGATCGGCAACCACCTGCTGGCAGCCGGGCACTCTGTTCTGGTGGTGACCATCCCTGACCTGATGCTCCGTGTTCGCGAGTGCTATGACGGCGGACAGTCTGAGTCAGCGCTGCTTAAAGACCTGTGTAACGTCGATCTCCTGGTGCTGGACGAAGTTGGCATCCAGCGCGGCTCCAGTGGTGAGAAGGTGATCATCAACCAGGTGATTGACCGTCGGCTCTCCTCAATGCGGCCAGTCGGCATCCTGAGCAACCTGAATTACGACGAGCTGGTGGCCACACTCGGCGCGCGCGTCGTGGATCGTCTTCGAATGGACAGCGGGATCTGGGTCAATTTCGACTGGGCAAGCTATCGCGGGAAAGTATCACACCTGCGGGCTGTGAAGTGAGAAGGGGGTGAGTATGCCGAGACCAAAAACGCATAGCGAGCGCACCCTGTTCATCGCCTGGATTATCGAGCTGGTGAAAAAGCATGGCCGCGCAACGACAAACGATGTCGTCGCCATTTTCGGCCTGCACCGCACCACGGCCGAGAAGTACATCCGGGCTGCCGTAGAGCAGGGGAAACTTATCCGCCACGGGCGCTGCGGCGTCTTCCGCGACCAGCGGGCAGTTATCGACTTTGACATGGAACGTTACACGCACCGAGGAGCATCACATGAGTGATTCACTGAGCAACAAAGAGCTAGTGGCCGTTGGTCATCAGTTTGCGAAGACGATGAGTAGCGACACGCCGATCATCGATATGGCGAAGATTGTTTCCCGTCTGGCCGAGCGGTTGGACTGCACCACGCTGGCGCTACGGGAAGCGACTAAGCAGCGGGATGCGCTGGCGGCCATGCAGCACCACCACAGCAGGAGGTGAAATAGTTAAGCCTGAAAATTATTGGAAATAAAAACGCCGGGTTTCCCCGGCGTCTCCGCTGCTGTATGGCGAACATGCAAGCATGCTACCCCTCTCTATAGAATTTAAGCCCGGAAGGGGTTTCCTTTTACAGGAGCCCGGGTGAGTTCAAAAATTGGGTCAAGGCTCACCTCCTTAACGACCCAGCCGTACTCAAATTAAGCGGACCCATAATGTATTTCTGACATAGGATTTAATCAAGACAAAAATCATCTCTTGGAGAGCAAATGCAAGACTGTATTCTCCATGAAGGTAATGGCCGCGTCAGATTGATGAAAATCGAAGAGGGCAGGCAGGAGTTGACTATTGCGAGGCCGAATAAAGATTACCATTACGGCTATCAGATTAGAAAATACCATTTGCAGATTGGCGGTGAGACGGGAACGTATTTGATTGCTAGTGAAGGCCCGCTAGGCGTGGACGAAGCAACGGATCTTATTGTGTGCTTAAAGCCAGAGCCAATCTCTATTCAACCGAATTGATTTTGCAAACTCAACCAGCCATAATTTACCTGCGTCCGGCCTGAACACCCGGACGCACCTCGCGCCTGGGAGGGGACTTCTAGGCCATGTTTTATGTTATTAAAGCAGTAACTTATACATTTTGCTTAAGCATTTTCACCTTCTTTGTCATATGCATTATGCTCGGGATGGAGAAAATTGACATGAGTGACATAGCTATAAGTACACTAGGAGGCGTAATTATTGCACTGATTAACTTGATGAAGGTTTTGATCAAGCAACTCAGTCATGGTACGCCTCGCAATAATTAAAAGCCTCCCCAACAGGGAGGTTTTTTTTGTTCTGAAATACATCCATAAGCCACAATGCCGTCCCGCTGCCGTTCGCTGCCGCGCTGGTACGTGCAAACCTGCCGGAGATGTGCGGGCAACGGAAGGATGCCGCCAAAAGAACATAGCTAAATTACAGCGTCATCAAAACACACTGAGTGAGTGATTTAGCACAAAGCAACCCGCTACAAGCCAAGGTAATGTAGGGCCTAATACAACTGGGAAAATTTATGAAGAAACTTGTAGCGATTGCAATCTTAATTCTGGTCACAGGCTGCCAGCAAAACCAGAACTCATTTAAATTGGATGACTGTAATGGAAGGTTAGAAAAACAATTTCCCACTATTCCTGCGAAAGCTATTGCACTGAAAGTCGAAGGAATGGTCGTGGTTTCATACATAGTTGGCCTTGATGGCCACCCAAAAGATATCAGGGTCGTCTCCGCTGTACCAAAGGACATGTTTGAGCAAGAAACCTTGAAAGCTGTTCGCGCATGGTGTCTCAAGCCTACAACAACCCCAGCAAAAAGCACTGTTACCTTTAGAATCCATTCCTAGACGGTACTGCCAAAGCAGTGATTTATGAGGTGGCAGCACTGTCAATCATGGCGCGAACTTAATCCCCCCGCATCTAGAAAATCTTGGCCTCCCAGGAGGCCTTTTCATCTCCGTCACCGGCTCGCACAATCACTGATGTAACGCATGATCGATATTACCGATCGATGCAGTGATATTGTTCTATGAAATCGATTAGATAATAGACACAGCGCGGCAACAAATTACCAACCTGACAAGATGTGTCATCGCGGCAATATACCCTCAGGCGCAGGCCTGCCCTGCGTTTGGCAGGGTTGAGAGTTTTCCAATAAGATATTTACCCCAGCACTTTCTCTTCCTCAAAAGTGTTAAAAATATCGGTAAGTTTTTACAGGGAGGTAGCGTAAAAATTTATTCAAATCAAGCGGATGAATGGACTTGCGCAGACATGCATTTCATGTGCATACTTAAGCCAAACGGATAATTACTGTTTATACATACAGTGTTTTGTTGTATGGTTTAAGTGCTAAAGAAAAAAATGAATTTTTCTTCCGGCGAACCTATTAGGAATTTTGCGCCATTTGTTATTTTGGCTCTGTGGAGTGGAGTTCTCCCCGCCGGGAGAGGGTATTTGAGGATAGCAAAGTGAGGGGGTTGATGTGGCTGAGGTCTGTTCCGATGGGGGTGATTATTACGAGCTCGTTAGGCGTTCCGACGGAGCGTCTGTGTGTTCGTTTAAACTCCGGCCAGGGGATCGCGTGCTGATAAATTCTGCTGGTGCAGTAGTCGGCCACAAGCGCCTACTGGTGGATGAGCGTGTCATATCACGCGAAACACTGGAAGAGATCGTCAAGGAGTTATCAGCCAGGAATTGACCTTTTTAATACCTGAATAGCATAATGTTTAAATCGGCCTGAACACCCGATAACCTGACAACGATGCGCCACGAAGAGAACTTCCATGGCGCAGTTACAACTCATCAAGCAATCCTCAGGAATCCTGATCCCCGCCACGCCGGAGACCAGCGAATTACTGCAATCAAAAATCAAGCTCGGTGCCGTGCTGGTGGCCGACTTCAAACAGGTCCGTAACCCAGCTTTCCACCGCCGCTTCTTCGCTCTGTTGAATCTCGGCTTCGAATACTGGGAGCCAACCGGCGGGGCCATCTCATCCAACGAACGCAAGCTGGTGACCGGCTATGCGAGATACCTCGCTTCATACGGCGGGAACGAAGGCGCGCTGCTGGATGCTGCTGAACAGTATCTTGAACGCATCGCCGACAAGCGCACTGGCAGCATCAGCGCCTGCAAGTCCTTCGACGCGTATCGCGCCTGGGTGACCATCGAATCAGGGCATTACGACGCTATCCAGCTGCCTGATGGCACTCTTCGCAAGCATCCCCGCAGCATAGCCTTCGCCAATATGGACGAGACCGAGTTTCAGCAGCTCTACAGGGCCGCGCTCGATGTCCTATGGCGCTGGATCCTGTCACGGGCATTCAAAGACCAGCGCGAGGCTGAGAACGCCGCCGCGCAGCTGATGAGCTTTGCGGGGTGATGGCGATGAAATCCTCATGGTTCCAACATACCGAATGCACAACGGCGCAGGCCGAAGAGCTAATGACGACATATCGTGCGCGCGGCGTGAAGGTCGAGCGCAGCCTGAACCCCGATTACGTCACCTGGACCGTCAGCGTCCGGCTACCGGAAGCCCGGCGTCAAAAACGCACGCCGCGGACCTTCCGCCAAAAGGTCTGGGGGTGATCATGGCAAATCTATGCAAAGAAACCCGTGGCCGCGAATGTCAGGTACGGATCCCCAGCGTGTGCAATGGCAATTCTGAAACGTCCGTTCTGGCGCATATCCGCCTGGCCGGTCTGTGCGGTACCGGGATTAAACCGCCTGACCTGATCGCCACCATCGCCTGTAGCAGCTGCCACGACGAAATAGACCGCCGCACCCGCTTAGTGGATGCGGCGTATGCAAAGGAGTGCGCGCTGGAAGGCATGGCCCGCACACAGGTTATCTGGCTGAAAGAGGGAAAAGTAAAAGTATGAGCGAGTATCGAATCAGCCTGCCGTGGCCGCCGAGCAATAACCGCTACTACCGGCACAACCGCGGGCGCACGCATATCAGCACAGAAGGGCGCGCCTACCGCGACCGCGTCGCCCAAATCATCAAAGACGGAATGCTGGATATCGGCCTGGCTAAGCAGGTGAAAATCCGTATCGAGTGCCATATGCCGGATCGCCGCCGCCGGGACCTGGACAACCTGCAGAAGGCGGCATTCGACGCGCTGACAAAAGCCGGGTTCTGGCTGGATGACCAGCAGGTAGACGATTACCGCGTAAAGCGGATGCCGATCATCAAGGGCGGCAAACTGGAGTTAACCATCACCGAGCTGGAGCCAGCATGAAACCAGAACTGATCGAATCGCTTCGCATGCGCTGGCTGCGCCTCCGCATTTATCGCCGCCCGGGAACGGTGCTGGTGGACTATCGCATCCTTCGTAACTTTATCCGCATTTACCTGATGGCAGGAGCCGCAGTATGAACCTCGAAAACACCGTGAAATACCACTTCGCAAAGTCCACGATGATCAGCGACTCCCCGCGCGCCACCGCATCAGATTCCTTGACCGGTACGGACATCATGGCAGCCATGGGCATGACGCAGGAACGCGCGGCTATGGGGTACAGCGCTTTCCTCGGGAAGATGGATATCAGCCATAACGACAGGGAGAGGGCGATCGCGCTGCTGGCCGAATACGCGCTGACCAAATGCGATAAGGTTGCCGCGCTGCGCAAGCTGAGCGAAGGAGTTAAGCCGTTGGTAATGCATCAGCTGGCGACGTTCGCGTTTGAGGACTACTCCCGCAGCGCAGCCAGCGTTAAACAGTGCGATTGCTGCGCGGGGCAGGGGTTTATCGAGGCTGACGTGTTCACCAACAAATACCGTAAGCCAGAAGGCAAGATGACCGTGGCCGGAATGGTGAAAGTTAAAGAGACCGTAAAAGTGTTCTGCAAAAAGTGCAACGGCGCAGGGCGGGTCAGCGCAGCCTGTAGCGATTGCCGGGGGCGCGGAAAAGCCGTAAACCAGAAGGAAACAAAGAAACTGGGGGTGCCGGTATTCAGCACATGTAAGCGCTGCAGTGGTCGCGGTTATGAGCGGATCCCTTCGACTGAGGCCCATGCAGCTGTTTGCCAGATTACTGATGCGATCAGCCTGGATACCTGGAAGAAGTCGGTTAAGCCGTTTTACGACCAGCTGATCACGAAATTTGATATCGAAGAAGCCTGGGCAGAAGCGCAGCTCAAGCAAATAACACGATAATGATCACGAAAACAGCTTACGTTTCAACCGTGAGCTATTTACTTTTCCCGAATTTGTGTTAATTTCGTTCCAACGATGGGCATTGTGTGTTCACCGTTAAGAAACCCGCCATCGAGCGGGTTTTTTTGTGCTTAACTCTTTTTAAGTGTACTTTCGCAGTGCCGCTTTTAATTAATAAATAAAAAAGTCAGGAGCTTAAGCATGAGCAATAAAGTCTGGGATGGAAAAATCTCTTCCTTACCTGCAGAGTTCAAGACCCGGTTATTAGGCATGTTGGACAGGCCGGATGTTATAGCTGTTAGGCTGGGCATTACAGGGAAAGGGATCCAACCAAACTATCAGCTTATTCACGTCGACAATTCAGTAACGACTATGAACGGCGCAAACCATAAAAAGTTTGAACGTGCTGAAGAGTTTGACGAAACAAACATCACGGCTCCATTGACCAGAAATGACATCACAATGATGATTCTCACCGGTCAGTAATACTTTTAAATTGTGCCTGTGAGACCTTGTTATCCTGGGCCGACCATGAAGCCTCGGCATCTAGCCGAGGCTTTGTCGTTTCTGGAGGGGCAAAAAAATGTTATAGCCAAACGGATAGACCGCATCCGAAAGGAAATGCAGCAGTCGTGATGCTGCCCTGAGTCGCCAGTGGGCGAGCCTGTGTAGTGACGGGTCAAGGTTCGTATATCAAACAAGCTCCGGTAGAGCAGCGCGAACGCCAGATGCGCACCGGTTATCAGCGGCGATGAAGCGACAGCTCCTCAAGGGCATGAGCGTGGCCACTCCGGGGATGTGGCAAAGATTTTATAGAGACTCGCATATGCGACCCTTTTTCTGTTTCAGGCTCCCGGAAACCTACATCACTCGCTTGTCGTTAATTCATCCTGGAAGCCTGACTATAAACAGATAAGATTAGTCTTATTAAGAGTAAGCCATTAGACTGTCTCAGTGGTGAATCCCCCTATGCGGTGGGGCGACTAGACAGAGGGGTGAATGACGCGGTTCTATGGTCTAGCATAGAGTCACCGGGAGGCACCCGGCACCACACTTAGTCCACATCTACTTTGCCTGTATCTAATAAGTCATATAATGTCGGCTGGATTAGTTCTATCAGAACTTTCAGGGGGCGGTAAGTATGGAAGAAGGTTTCTACTGGATACAGCACAACGGCAGGGTTCAGGTTGCGTACTTCACCAACGACGAAACCGAAGACCTCGAAACGGGTCGAACCATAACGGGTGTATGGCATCTCACGCAAAGCGATGACATCTGCCATGACGGCGAGGCTAAAGTATTACAGGGTCCGCTATCCCCACCTGATTTTTAGAAGATCGGATTAGTGCTTTGCTCAAACTTGTCTAGATTTAATACTGGTGAATCCCCCTATGCGGCGGGGCAAACCAGTTAAAGTTATCTATAAATATGCTTGCGACTCGCATAACTGGTAACGAGTCACCGGGAGGCACCCGGCACCACAATCTACATCTCATCAGGAAATATCTATTCTCAAGGCTGCCGGTTGGTGGCCTTTTTCTATTTCAGGCTCCCGGAAACACCTATCACTCGTTTTGTCGTTAATTCATCCGGAGAGCCTGATCCCTTCACACCGCACAGCACCCCGAAACTATCGGAGGTGAGAGATGTCACGAATGGACAAAATAACCACCGGCGCGGCTTACGGCGCCTCTGCGGGGAGCGTGTTGAACGGCATTCTTAACGCATACAGCCCTGAGCAGTGGAACGCCATCGGCGTGCTGGTGGGCATAGTTGTCGCTGTTCTTACGTACCTGACAAATTTGTACTTCAAAATCCGCGAAGATAATCGCCGCGACAGGAGCCAGAATGAACCCGACGCTGAAAAGTAAGCTCGTGAAGGCCATCCTGGGCGGATCGGGCGCGATAACCATTGCCGCAGTCATGCTGGGTAATGCTGACGGGCTGGAAGGGCGGCGGTATTACGCATATCAGGATGTCGTTGGAGTCTGGACTGTATGTGATGGACATACCGGCGCATACGTTCGCCGCGGCCACCGTTACACCGACAAAGAGTGCGATGCTCTGCTGCAGTCCGACCTGCGCAAGGTGGCGGCAGCCATCGATCCGCTGATTAAGGTCCGCATCCCTGAGACTGCACGGGCGGCGCTTTACTCGTTCACCTATAACGTGGGCGCTGGCGCGTTTAGTCGCTCCACGCTGCTGAAAAAACTGAATGCTGGCGATGTTCCGGGCGCGTGCAAAGAGCTGGAGCGCTGGACGTATGCTGGTGGCCAGCAGTGGAAAGGCCTCATCACCCGGCGCGAGATTGAGCGCGAAGTCTGTGAATGGCAGCAAAAGCCGAAACTATTTAACGGCAGTGCCGGGCCGCTTAACCCTGGCACGCCAGCATCAGCGCCAGGAGTGTTCTGATGAAATCCCATTACCTCATTGCGATCGTCGTGTTCATCCTGTGCCTGTTCGGCGGAGCCTGCTGGTCGGCCTGGTATTACAGCGACAAGGCCAGTCGTGAAAAAATACGGGCAGATAGAGCTGAGCAGCAAGTCGAGTCTGCAAACGCCATTACCGCCAATGTCATTCAGGCGGTGAGCATTATTAACACCATCTCCGAGGCAAATCAGAATGCAAAACAGCAGATCGCACTGGAGTCACAGAGAGTCCAGGCAGATATCAAAGTGGCTGTTGCGAATGATGATTGCGCTCGTCGGCCTGTGCCTGCTGCAGCTACTGACCGGCTGCGGAAGTACGCGGACAGTGTACGTACCGGTTCCGATGGTACCGCTGCCGACAAACCTGATAGCTGAGACGCCGCAACCTGCAATTCCCGATCCGCTGACCTATGGGACCAGCCTGGATTTGAATGTAAGCCTGTTATCAGCGCTAGGGCAGTGCAACATTGATAAGGCCAGCATCAGGAAGATAGATGCGTCGCGCAACTCACAGTAGCCATTCCAAAGTGAGCTTACTAATAATATCTCTAGCGTTTCGTTATGAGAGTAGTGGATTACACTGCGATCTCAGTTTGAGTGAGTCCATATATTCTAAAAAACGACACAAACATAACTATACCTTTTTAGAAGGTGTCGATTTTTTTTTAACATGTAGACTCAACCCATCCTGTATGGATTATCAATCTGACAGGTGTATTGGAAGCCCTTTAGTCATGGCTTTGTCCGGTGGCTCCGGAGCATGGTGGACTGAATGGAATGCAATACTTACAAAGGCCACGCAGTAGCGTGGCCTTTCTTAGACATTTGCGGTTATCTGAAGACAAAGCGACATCTGCCTTAAAACAGACGCAAGAGGGGACTAAGGCAAATTTATGAAAAAAGCATTGGTTTTCTTCAACTCGCAGCAGGTAGAGGTCGCAAATGTACTTAAGCCTGTAACATCGATTGTTCGAAGCTACCCAAACGGTGATGAAGTCTCCCTAAAAATAATGCTACCGGGATTCATTCACTGACGGGGGATCATCTCGAGATTTGTGTAGCTTCTGATCGAGAGCTTACTCAGGAAGAAGTTTCAAACGCAGTGAAAAAGTATCTGTGAACTCAGCGCCAATAACGCCCGGGAATCCTTACTGGCATGTCGATAACTGATCGCTTTTTTATATCCATGCTGTAAACGAATTATGGTGAATCCCCCTAAGCGGAGGGGCTAATTAACCGGATGGCTCTTCTACACTGGCGCTCATCATGAACGACTGAAGCAGCGAGTCACGGGTGGTTATCCCAACGACTCTCCGGGAGGCACCCGGCATCATATACCCAAAGCCCTTGCAGTGATGCAGGGGCTTTTTTGTCACAGACCAATGTATCAGGGTTTCCGTCCAGCCACGAAAGCAAGGGTCTGGTAGATGTATGCAGCGACAACATCATTAGTCTATAATTTATAGACATTTATAGTGGAAGATAGTGATCCAACAACTATCACCTTGCTGGAGAATGGGAATATGAGTAAACCAGAAGAGGCCCAAATGAAAGTTGATGCTCTGACACAAAAGACCGAAGAAGAAATTTCCGCTTTGATCGCAAAAAAAATTTCAGAACTAAGAAAAAAAACAGGAAAAGAAGTCTCTGAGATTCAGTTTGTTGCTCGCGAAGCGATGACCGGTCTGGAAGGTTATGACGTGAAAATTAAACTTCTATAAACATATCTTTCAAAGAAGAGGTCGCTTAGGCGGCCCTTTTATTGCCATTACAAAGCGTCTCACCCGGGGCGCTTGATAATGGCTAAAAAAAGAGCCCTCACAAGGAGGGCTACAGGAGTCTCAGTTTATGTGCTCTTTTTATTGATGCTTCCCCGGAGTTGGCATTCTTCGCATCAGAGTCCTGTACATCTTGGCACCCTACTTAGTAACAACAAGCGTAAGCGTGGGACATTAAGAATTTCCGTACGAAGTCATCACCATGGTCAGACAGATTCAAACAGAACCTCATCCCTGAGGCTCTGACACAGTCTCTCCACTGGACTTTAAAAGTAGCAAACAAAGGAGCCTTTGATTTTGAAGGTATATGGGTCCATCTGCATAAATACGTGTGTTATAGGAAGTAGGTTAAGAGTTGACGAAATCGTCAAAAAACTCATATAAAACATTGTGTTGACTCCGTTTTGGTGACGGCGTATCTTGATGAAAAACCTACTAGGAGGCAACATGTCACAATCTGCATTAGCTATAGAACTAAATCTTTCTGATGAAGAGTTAGACTCTATCCCGCTGGCTCCGGAAGATCTTGAGGAGAATACAGGCCACTCTGGAGACATAGTCTATGAGTATTACTTCTATGTGCCCGACACTACTTCAGAAGAAATTCTTCAGAAGAAAGAATGGAAAATTGGAGACTGTGTTTATGTGTCTCGAAATGTTTTTGATGAGCCAGATCAGGAACCTGAATAAACTAGGTGTATCTTCTAAAACCGCCTCCGGGCGGTTTTTATTGCCTTAACAATGCGTCTCAACCAGGGAGCTTGATAATGTATATCCCCTCTGGCGGATAAATGAAAATACCCTCTGTAGGGGATAGAGCATTACAGCAGGAATTCACTGAGTGCCTGTGATAATGCTCTTAGATACAATCACCTCAATTAGTCTTAAGAGGTGATAATGGACGTTAATTATATTGCGTATGAGGCGCTGGTCGCTTCTAGAGAGGCCGCTGATTGGGCTTTCTGGTCAGCATTGGGAACATGGTTTTCTGGAATCATTACGTTAGTAGCTGCCTTTGTAGCTTTTCGAGCGCTGCAGACATGGAAGCAGCAAGAGAGGCACAATGAAAAAAAAGCCTTAAAGGCAGCCCTGATCAATTATCGAAATTTACTTGTAATGATGCCAGAAACCTTGGAACCATCAGAACCAGACTGCCGTCAGCCAGCCTTGCTCCTCCAAGACTCAATGAATCAAATTTATCTCCATGTAACGTTAATGGAGGTTACGTTTGATACGAACGAAATTGGGCGGCAATTTCATGCCCTATACAACAAGCATGGCGAATATATGCAAGGGCAAGCGCACCGAGAACAGATAGCTGAATTGCTTATCCCGTTTATTTCTAAGCCATTCATTTCTGGTGCGTACAAAATTAAGCCTGAATAAATATTTATTCTGCTAATTTAAAATCGGGCCACTGGCATACGCTGGTGGCTTTTTTATTGGAGTAAGCAATGGCGCTTGATCCTCAAGACAAAGCCCGATACCTGATGTTCAAAGGCGCTTTAAGCGAATTGCCCGAAGAAATCCGCGCGAAGATTGAAGAGACCTCCGAACGCATCCTGGCAATCATCAATAAGGATGTCGAAACAGGTCAGGCCGCTGTATCTCTGGCGGTTTTTAAGACCCTCGAAAAGGAATAACGATTTATGGCAAAACCGGACTGGGGCGTGCTTCAGCAACGGTTCCTGTCCGACCATGCCGTAACCGGCGTATCACCGAAGGAGTGGTGTGAAGCGCAGGGACTGAATTATGCAACCGCACGCCGACACATCAAAAAGCCTACTGCGCAAACTGCGCAAAAAACTGCGCAGAATAAAGTGCGCACTGCGCAAAAGGAAAAGTGCGCAGATGAGCTGGTGGATGATGATGGCCTGACGGACCAGCAAAGATTCTTCGTCGCAGAATACCTTAAGGATCGCAATGCCACACAGGCAGCTATCCGGGCGGGGTACAGCAAAAAGACAGCCAACGAGCAGGGTGCAAGGCTGTTAGCAAAAGTTAGTGTGGCTCAGGCTATTGCGCAGCAGCAGAAAGCGTCCATAGAGCGCACGCTTGGTAGTGCCGATGAAGTTCTCTCCCAGATGTGGCAACTCGCCACCTTCGATGCAAACCAGCTTTCACAGTATCGTCGCGGCGCCTGCCGTTATTGCTGGGGCCATGGTCATTACTACCAGTGGCGCGATGATGTTGAGTTTGAAGAGGCGCTGGCAAAGGTTGAAGGCAAGGAGGGCGTTAAACCTCCTGAGGACCCCGGCGGCTATGGCTACGACCACAACCGGGAGCCTAACCCTGATTGTCCACGCTGCAATGGCGACGGAATAGGGCAGCCATACTTTGCGGATACACGGAAACTTTCCCCTGATGCTGCCATGGCTTATTCCGGCGTGAAGCTGGGTAAGAATGGCGTTGAGATAACAGCCATAAGCCGCGAGCGTATGTATGAAGCTGTGATGAAGCGGCTTGGCCTGGCCGATAGCGAGTTTGCGCAGCGTCTGCAGAAGATTGAAATCGAGCGTCGGCAGTTGGAGGTGGAAAAACTCCGCAAAGAGCTGGCAGCCGATCCTGATGATGATGTTCCTGCACCAGTTGCAATCAACATTAACGTGGTAGACGCGAGGGTTCGTGATGATAGCGCCGACGCTTAACGTTCCCCAGGCGCGCTTCCTCGCAATGCCGCATAAGTTTAAGGCCTACGTTGCCGGTTTCGGTTCCGGTAAGACGTGGGTTGGCTGCGGCGGCATCTGCAAGGGGATGTGGGAGTTCCCCAAAATCAACCAGGGCTACTTCGCGCCGACCTATCCGCAGATCCGTGACATCTTCTATCCGACAGTGGAAGAGGTGGCTTTCGACTGGGGCATGAACGTCAAAATCAACGAGGGGAACAAAGAGGTTCACTTCTACGCCGGGCGTCAGTACCGCGGAACGACTATCTGCCGTTCGATGGAGAAGCCAGGCTCTATTGTCGGCTTCAAAATCGGCAACGCGATGGTTGATGAACTGGACGTGATGGCTGCTGCAAAAGCGCAGCAGGCATGGCGAAAAATCATCGCTCGTATGCGCTACAAGGTTGACGGCCTGCGTAACGGCATCGATGTGACCACCACGCCAGAGGGCTTTAAGTTCGTCTACCAGCAGTTTGTTAAAGCTGTGCACGATAAGCCTGAACTGGCGACGCTGTATGGCCTGATACAGGCCTCAACGTTCGATAATGAAGCGAACCTTCCCCACGATTACATCCCTTCGCTGATGGACTCCTATCCGCCAGAACTGATTAAGGCGTATTTGCGTGGGAAATTCACCAACCTGACCAGCGGCACCATATATCACCAGTTCGATCGCCAGCTTAACGGCTGTACTGATGAGGAGCAGGCAGGCGAACCACTGTATATCGGCATGGACTTTAACGTTGGCAAGATGGCAGCCATCGTCCATGTGCTGCGCGACGGAGAACCGAGAGCTGTACGGGAGCTGGTGAAGGTTTATGACACGCCAGCGATGATTAAGCGCATCCAGGAGGAGTTCTGGCGCTATGAGGGCGGACGTTACGTCGCCTCTCGTCAGATTTACATCTATCCAGATGCTTCCGGGGATTCACGCAAATCGAACAACGCCAGCGCCACGGATATCGCGCAGCTTAAACAGGCCGGATTTAGCGTGGTGGTGAACGCCGCCAACCCGCCCGTTAAGGATCGCATTAACTCCGTGAACGCTATGTTCTGCAACGGCAACGGAGAGCGCCGCTACAAAGTTAACGTGACCCGTTGCCCGGTTTATACCGACAGCCTGGAACAGCAGGTATGGGCGGCGAACGGCGAGCCGGACAAATCAGCCGACAACGATCACCCCAACGATGCTGGTGGTTATTACATCGTGAAGCAATTCCCGATCATCAAACCAACCGGAAAAGTCACTAACCTACGGATTTAACTCCATGCCTGATATTTCAACACCCAATCTGGACTATGGGAACATGGTGCAGGCGTGGGACATTAACGACGCTCTGATGGGCGGTACGCTGTACATGCGCGAACTGGGTGAGGCCTATCTGCCGCGCTGGCCGAAGGAAGACAAAGAGGATTACAAAAAGCGCCTGGCTGTGGCCACACTTCTCCCTGCCTACGAAGAGACGATCAACCAGAACGTCGGGCGTGTGTTCGCTGAGCCAATCCAGTTGGGCGAAAACGTGCCGGACCAGTTGCGTGAGTTCGCAAAAGACGTGGACCTTGAAGGCACCCGTCTGGATGTATGGGCGCAGTCGTTCTTCAGCCTGGCGATGCAGTATGGCCTTTCCCATGCGCTGGTGGACTATCCTCGCGTTGACCCCGAACAGGTGAAGACCAAGGCTGATGAGAAGGCCTCCGGCGCGCGCCCGTACGTCACCATGCTGAATCCCCGCCAGGTGATCGGCTGGAAGTCGAAGATGACCGGCGGCAAGGTCGTGCTCACTTCGCTGCGTATTAAAGAAGTGGTGGTGGAAGATGGTGATGACTTCGGGCAGACGAAAGTCGAGCAGATCCGACTCCTGACGCCGGGCAAGGTTGAGATTTACCGGAAGTCTACCGGTGCAGAGGGGCAGGCCACCTGGGCGTTACACGACGAATGGCAAACCTCCCGTCGCGATATCACCCTGGTCACGCTCTACACCAAGCGCACCGGCTTTATGTGCGGTTCACCGCCGCTGCTCAACATGGCGCTGCTGAACGTCAAGCACTGGCAGAGCCAGAGCGAGCAGGACAACATCCTCCACGTCGCCCGGGTGCCGATCCTCACCGTGTTCGGGCTGGAGCAGGGAGAAGAGCTGACGATCGGCTCCTCTTCCGCGACTTCTTTCACTGATAGGCAGACGCAAGGCCTCGAGTACGTTGAGCACACCGGTTCCTCTATCGGCGCTGGCAAAGAGTCGCTGGCTGAACTGGTGGAGCAGATGCGCCAGGCTGGCGCGAAGCTGCTGCGCACCGACAATACCTCGACTAAGTCAGTAGACCAGACCTCTGAAGAGAAAATGCAGGAACAGTCCCCGCTCTACACCATGGCGACCAGCCTGGAGGATGCGATCGACAACATCCTGCAAATCATGGCCGAGTACATCGGTGAGAAAGAGGGCGGCAACGTTGATGTCCGTACTGAGTTGGATGTTGAGTCGAATGAGTTCAACCCTCCGGCAGCGCTGGCTATTCAGTCTCTGCGCCAGGGTGGTGACCTGCGTCGTATTGATGCCATTAAAGCCCTGCAGAAGCTCAACCTGATTGATGCTGATGCCGATCCTGAGAAAGTCCTTGATGAGTTGCTGGCTGAATCGGCCTCGCTGACTGGGCCTCCATTAGAAGAGGTGTGACATGGCCCGTTCCGTCAACGACCGCCTGCAGGATGAGACGATAGCTCATGGCCTGTATGTGTCGCGCTACGGCACTGGCGTCGCCCGGCGCATGGTGGCGCTGCTGAATAAATTGGATGCCGAACTGGCAGCGAAACTGTTGGTGCTTCTGGACGGCAAACGGGCGGATACCTACAGCGCCCGTCGCCTGGCATCGCTGTTGGCTGGTGTGCGTGAAATCAATCAGCAGGCCTACGAACCGGTTAACGCGGCACTGGCACGCGAACTGACGCGCTACGTTGAATATGAGGCCGGGTATCAACTGGACCTGTTCAGCAGCATCATTCCGCAGCAGATCCTGAAACACGTTCCGCTGCAGAGCATTGCACCCGAGCAGGTCTACGCCGCAGCAGCAGCGCAGCCGTTCCAGGGGAGATTGCTGAAGGAGTGGGGCCAGAAGCTTGAAGCCGACCGGCTGGACAAAATCACAAACGCTGTGCGCTCCGGTTTCCTTCAGGGCGAGACGGTAGAACAGATTGTCCGGCGCGTTGCCGGCACGCCAAAACTTAACCGTGAAGATGGGGTGATCAACGCATCCCGGCGTGACCTGGCGGTGGTGACTCGCACCGCAGTGAATCATATGGCCGCTACGGCGCGGCAGGAGTTTGCCCAAGCCAACAGCGATATCGTCAAGGCCAAGCAGTGGTCATCCACGCTGGATACGCATACCAGTCAGTGGTGCATCATCCGCGACCGCAAGCTCTACACCCTCGACGGCAAGCCGCTGGGGCATGTGGTGCCGTATCTGCGCGGTCCCGGCAAAATTCACTTCTGCTGCCGCTCCGGCGAAATCCTGATCACGAGGTCGTGGGAAGAACTGAAGATACCCTCTGACGAGCTGAGCAGCGCCACACGCGCCTCAATGGACGGGCAGGTGCCAGCGCATACCAGCTATGCCGACTGGCTCGCCCGGCAACCATACGCGCGACAGGAGCAGGTGCTGGGTGTTACCCGGGCGCAGATACTGCGCGACGGCAAAATCACGGTACCGGAGATGTTCAACGATGCCGGGGAGTTCCTGACCCTGGACGAGCTACGCCGCGTGGATGCGTCGGCGTTTGAATAACACAACCCTAATCAACATCAAGGCTGCCTCCGGGCAGCTTTTTTTATGCCTGCCGCCGAGCGGATGCGACGCGGTGACCGGGTCGGATGACCCACAACCAATGGCCGGAAGGCTGGAGCAAAACAATGAAACTCAAACTCGATGCTAACGGAAATGTGGTTGTTGAAAACGGTATGCCTGTGTACGTCCATGATGACGGCAAAGAGTTCCCGTTCGATGCTACCGCAGCGATGACCAAAATCACCTCCCTGAACGGTGAAGCTAAAACTCACCGCGAAGCTAAGGAGGCGGCGGAAGCCAGTCTCGCGAAATTCGCTGGTATCTCCGACCCGACCAAGGCGCTTGAGGCCCTGGAAATGATGACCAAAATCGACCAGAAGAAGCTGATCGACGCTGGCGCCGTTGACCAGGTGAAGGCCGAGATCACCAAGGTTTACCAGCAGCAGCTGGACGAAGCGAACGGCAAGACCAAACAGCTCGAAACCCAACTCTACGACGAGATGATCGGCGGCCGCTTCGGTGGTTCGAAATTTATCTCCGAGAAGATGGCGATCCCGGCTGAGTTCGTGCGTTCCCACTTCGGCCAGAACTTCAAAATCGAAGACGGCAAGGTCGTGGCCTACGACGGGCAGGGCAACAAGGTGTTCTCCCGCACCAAGCCTGGCGAACTGGCTGGCTTCGATGAAGCGCTGGAATCTCTGGTCGAGTTGCATCCGCAGAAAGACTACATCCTCAAAGCGTCCGGCAACAGCGGCGGTGGCTCTCACCAATCGCAGCATCAGGCCGGGCAGAAAACCATGAAACGCGCTGCTTTCGACGCCTTACCGCCAGTTGAACAACAAACGGTAATTGGCGGCGGCACGAGCATCGTTGATTAACCGAAAGGAAACCTGAATGTCCAACACCCTCACTGGCCTCATCCCAACCATCTTCACCGCCCTGAATCGCGTATCCCGCGAGCAGGTGGGCTTTATCCCGGCGGTGGCCCGTAACGCCAAAGCCGATGCCGCGGCTAAAGACCAAACCGTGACCGCACCTGTCGCACCAAAAACCACCACCGTTGATATCACTCCTGCGGCAACCGCGCCAAACGACGGTGATCAGAACATTGGTACTGTGGACGTCAAAATTACCAAATCCAAAATGGCCCCGGTCAAATGGAATGGTGAAGAGCAGCTTGCCATCGGGCCGTCAGGCACCTATGACATTGTCCTGGCTGACCAGTTCTCTCAGGCGTTCCGCGCACTGAGCAACGAAATGGACGCTGACCTGGCAGCGCTGGCTTACAAGTCTTCCCGTGCAGTTGGCGCGCCGAAAGACACCCCGTTCAGCATCAAAGACGACCTGTCTGATGCGGCGAACGCTCGCCAGGTGCTGACTGATAACGGCGCACCAACCACTGACCTGCGCATGGTCCTGGGCGGCGAAGCGATGGCGTCCATCCGTGGTAAACAGTCCGTACTGTTCAAAGCGAACGAAGCCGGTACCGATCAGCTGCTGCGTGAAGGCATTATTGGTCGTGTGATGGGCTTTAACCTGCACGAATCCGCCAACATCAAGCGCACCGCGAAAAGCACTGCTGCGGGCTATAAGGTCAACGGAGCGAAGAAAGAGGGCGACATCATTGTTGCTATCTCTGCTGGCACTGGCGGTATTGCTGCCGGAACCGCAGTGAAGTTCGATGGCGATGACAACCAGTACATGGTGGTCGCGGCAACCTCTTCCACTATCACCATCGGCGCGCCGGGCCTGCGTCAGGATCTTGCAGACCAGGCAACTGTCACTGTGCTGAGCGAGTTCGCGCCAAACGTTGCCTTTGACCGTAACGCATTCCTGCTGGCTTGCCGTACCCCGGCTATGCCTAAAGGCGGCGATACCGCTGACGACGTGATGAACGTAACCGATCCGGTCTCTGGTATCACCTTCCAGATCGCGCTGTATCGCCAGTACCGTCAGGTGCGTTACGAGGTTGGCGTGGCATGGGGTGTGGCATCTGTTCAGCCTGAACACTCCACCATCATCATGGGTTAACCCAGTGGGGCTTCGGCCCCTTTGTTATTCAGGAGGCCCAATGGCCGGATTGACCAAAGAGCAGCGCGCACAGCGTGAGGCTGAAAAGCTTGCCGAGCAGAATGGCGCTGAACAAACTCCTGCCCAGCAGGACCAGCAGCAGGACCAGCAGCAGGACCAGCAGCAGGACCAGCAGCAGGACCAGCAGCAGGACCAGCAGCAGGACCAGCAGGGTGTTGAGCTTGTGGTGATGGTGCGCGATGAGCCTGAATTCCCCGGCGGCCCGCTGAGCGCTGAGGTTCACCCTGACGAGGTGGATAACTGGCTGGCGCTGGACTGGCGTCTGGAGGACTAACCATGCTGGTTGCCGATCCCCATTCGCCTGACTTCAACAGCTACGCCAGCGTTATTGACCTGCGCACGTTCGCGGCGGGGCGCGGATATGCCGTTCCTTCGGATGATGGCGAATGTAGCCAGATGCTGATGCAGGCAATGGACTATCTGGAAGGCAAGACATGGCGCGGCGAGCGCTCCAGTGCATCACAGCCGCTGTCGTGGCCGCGTGCGGGCGTGCGCTTCGACGGCGTTGACCTGCGAGATGACACCATCCCACAGCGCCTGGTTGATGCGCAGTGCCGCTTGGCTCTCGAATCGCAGGAGATTGATCTCACGCCGTCGGTCGCTGGTGGTGGTGCGGTAACGATGGAGCGTGTAGAGGGCGCAGTCACGGTGCAGTACGAACCAGGTACGAATAAGGCGGCACCGTCATTCCCCTGGTTCTACTCCTCGTTGCGAGGGCTGGTGGTGGGCGGCAATCAGATCCGCATCGAAAGGGGGTGATATGCCAATCGACTACCGCCGCATGCGAAACACCGCAACGCGATTGCTGACCGAGAACGGGAAGGCTTATCCGCTTACCCGCGGTGGCGGCACTACCCGCGATCCGTTCGGCAGAGAGGTAACCAGCCCGGCTATTACTGCGACCGTCACTGGCGTTGTCACTGAATACTCCTCTCGTGAAATAGATGGCTCTCTGATTACTACTGGCGATAAAAAGCTGGCGGCCACAGCCGAAACGGAAGTGCGTATTGACGACCGCATCGAGATCGACGGTAAAGCATGGCGGGTGGTGCAGCCTAATCCGGTTAAGCCTGCCGATGTACTCATCTCCTACAACATCCAGCTGAGGGCGTGACTATGGCCAGCTCTGTTAATCAGCCGTTCCTGGCTGCCATTCAGTTATTTGTGGATAGTTCGAAGCAGGAGATGGATCAGGTAGTGCGCCGGACGGGCATTAAAATCCTCGCTCAACTGGTTGAGATGTCCCCGGTGGGCCAGCCGGATATCTGGCAGGTCAACCAGACCGCGATGGCTTACAACACTGCGGTGCGGGAGCATAACGCGGCCCTTCGCGATGACCCTGCCAACCTGACCAAATCGGGACGGCTTAAGCGTGGTCTGCGCGTAAATGGCTCGATGGACATCAAAAAGCCTGAGGGCTATGTCGGCGGGCGCTTCAAAAACAACTGGTATGTGGGTTTCGACAGCCAGCCTACTCAGTCCAACGATACACCGGACGCTTCCGGCCAGGGTTCAAACTCCCGTGGCATGGCGGTGCTCGAGGTGTTCAGGGTGGGCCAGGTCAGCTCGATTTACTTCACCAATAATCTCCCTTATGCGGCAGCGCTTGAGAACGGGCATTCTGGTCAGGCGCCCGGCGGCATGGTGGGTATCACTGCGCTGGATGCCGCGCAAATGTTCCGTGAGGCAATGTGCGAGGTGCGTAATGGCCAGTGACCAGTCAATGCGTATCGCTGGCCTGCTGGAGAGCCGTGTTGCGGTTATCTGCTCGTCGCTTGGCCTGCCGGTGGCCTGGCCGAACATCGCGTTCACTCCCCCGGATAATGTGCCATACGGGCGCGTTTATATCCTGCCTGCGCAGACCGTAGGGCAGGATCTGGAAGGCCAGCTGCGTACGTACCAGGGCATTCTCCAGCTCAACATCATTGCGCCAGCAGGCAGTGGCGTGACGCAGGCCAGGGGGATGGCAACGTCTGTTGCAGATGCCTTCCCCGAAGGACTGCCGCTGGTGGACAGGGATTTGACGGTTTACATCAACGGGCCACCACAGGTACGTCCACCGATACAGGATCGCCCTACATCAGCACCAAACGGCAGTAGCGGCTCCATCACTTACACCACTCCCGTCAGCATGCAGTACCGCGCTGATTACTGACCCGCCATCCGGCGGGTTTTTTATTTCCTCAATTCAGGAGAATGCAATGGCATTCGCAATCCCTAACGGGTCACGTGTGAACGTGGCCAAGGCCTATCTTGCGCCGATTGTCTTCACAGCAGCCTCCAACGCGACGGAATGCGAACTGACCGTTGCCTCCGCTGCCGGGATCCTTGCGGGTGATGTCGTCCAGGTAAGCTCTGGCTGGCTCAAACTCGATAACATGGTGCTGCGCGTTAAATCGGTTACCGGCACCAAAATTGTGCTGGAAGCGTTTGATACCACCGATACCAAGAAATTCCCGGCGGGCACCGGCGCAGGCACACTGCGCAAAATCGACTCGTGGATCACCATGCCTCAGGTCATGACGCTCTCTACCGAAGGCGGCGACCAGCAGACCATCAGTGTCCAGTTCCTGGAAGATGATAAGGCCCGTACCATCCCGACGTTTAAAAACGCCGTGGTTCAGGTCTATACGTTCGCCCACGACCCGCAGCTGGCGATTTATAAGCGCCTCATCGACCTGGACGACTCCAGCGACACCACGGCGGTCTGGTTCCACAACCCTCGCGGGAAAGCGGATCGTTACTACTCTGCCAAAGTGTCGTTCCAGCGCGTGCCACGTACCGAAATCAACGCCGTGGAAAGCAACGAAGCGCGCATGAACTTCGAATCGGATATGCAGATTTACCCGATCGCCGACTCCTCCGCTATGCCGCTGGCCTTCCTGACTGACCTGCCTGCAACCAAATCGGTCGCTTCTGGTTCTGCGCTGGATCTGGCGGTGGTCATGCAGGGCGGTTCCGCGCCTTACACGTACGTGTGGAAGAAAGGCGGTACCGCTATCCCGGGCAAAACGGCCTCGACGTTCAACATCCCGTCTGTGGCATCCGGCGATGCTGGCTCTTACACCTGCGAAGTCACCGACGCAGCGGGCAAGACCATCACCTCTGGCGCGTGTGTCGTCACGGTCAGCTAATCACTCTGGCCCGGTTCACCGGGCTTTTTACGGCCCCATCCTGCATCCTTCTAAGGAACCGAAATGACCCAATTCTCTCTGATCCCAAACCCGACCTTTTCCGTTACCGCCAGCATTCCGCGCGCCGGTGCTGAAGACGGCAAGCTGACCTTTACCTTCCGCCATAAGACGCTCGAAGAGCTGCACGCCATGGATGAGAAGCTGCGCAAAGGTGCCGAAGGCAAAAAGTCACTTATCGAGCCACAGGCCGATTACCTGATGGAGATCGTTGATGGCTGGGCACTGCCTGACGAGTTCAACCGCGATAACGTGGTGGTTCTCCTGCAGAACTACCCGCGCGCGTTCGACAACATCGGCCTGGCCTATACCAAAGAGCTGATGGGTGTACGAGAAAAAAACTGAGGCAGGTCGCCGCAGCGTTGTACACGCCAGGACCGACTCTCGCGGAGTTAGCCGCTTTTGGTTTGACGCCTGAGGACGTAGAGGAAGAGGTGGGGATCCTGCCGTCGGTATGGAAATCATTCACCATCTTCTCAGCACTGGCGACTCAATGGCGTGTTGGCGCGGGTGGGGCGACCGGCCTTGATTACAACGTTCTCCCCTGGGTGTTTGAGTTACACGGGGTTGAGGATGCGGCGGCCTGCATGGCTGACCTTCAGATTATGGAAAGCGAGGCTCTCAAAGTAATGCACAAGGAGACGAAATAATGACAGACCAGATCGCCTCGATTACTTTGCGGGCCGATGTTTCTGACCTGAAAACTGCCAGCAATGAGCTGGATAAACTCGGTGAAGCCGCGGCTGGTGCCGTTGGCAAAGCTGATGACCTTAACAGCGTATTCCGCGCTGGTGCTGAGTCTGCAAAGCAGGGCAGCGAAGGCATCAAGGAGCAACAGGCTGCGCTGAAAGGCCTGCTTGAGAATATCGATCCGGTAAACAAAGCGCTGAACCGGCTGGACGAACAACAGGCCGCGCTGCGTAACTTCCAGACTAAAGGCTTTCTGAATACCGATGATTTTCAGCACTACAATAAAATCCTGGACGATACCCGGCTTAAGCTGACGGATACCGGCGAAGCAGCGGCGCGTGCCCAGGCAGAACTCGCGGCCACTCAAGCGGCAGAGAAGCAATCAGCCGCGCTGAAAAACCTGCTGGGGTCAATCGACCCGACGATCCGCGCATTCAACTCGCTGGACGAGCAGCATGCACAGCTGGTGTCACATTTCGAAGCGGGGCGCATTAACGGCACCCAGTTCGAGCATTTCAACACCATCCTCAACCAGACGCGTGAACGACTCTCTGGCGTGGCTGACGTGTTGCCTGAAGCGCTATCCCGGCAGGAGGCCGCAGCACGCCGCGCCGGTATCTCTGTGGGGCAGTACAGCGCAGCAATGCGCACACTACCGGCACAGTTCACCGATATCGCCACGCAGCTGGCTGGTGGACAGTCTCCGTTCTTGATCCTTCTCCAGCAGGGCGGGCAGATTAAAGACCAGTTTGGCGGGGTTCAGGGGGCACTCACTGGCGTCGGCGAATACATCCGCAGCATGGCAGGGATGATTAACCCAACCACGATTGCGCTGGCCGGTCTGGTCGGCACCATCGGTCTGCTGGCCGCTGCTGCATACAGTTCGTCTCAACAGTTCGATCAGGTGGCGCGCTCGGTCATCATGATGGGGGGCGCTGGCTTCGCCTCGATGCAGCAGCTTAACCAGGCCGCTGAGGAGGTCGCCGGCAAGACGAACACATCTATCAGTTCCACCGTGGATACGCTGGTTACGCTGAACGATACTGGCAAATATACCGCCAGCCAGATGAAACAAATTGCCACCTCCATCACCCTCATGGGCAAGGCTGGAAGCGACACCAAAGCGGCAATGTCCGACTTCGGCAAAATTGTCAGCGATCCGGTAAAAGGGCTGGCCAGCCTGAATGAACAATATGGCTTTGTCGATGAAACCATGATGAAGCACATCATCCAACTGCGGAAGCAGAAGGGTGAGCAGGCGGCGGTTACCGAAGCTATTGAGTTGTTCGCAGGCGTAATGGCAAAGCGTGCTGAGGAGACCAATAAAGCGACCGATAATATTGGTCAGACGTGGGAAAGCCTCAAGAAGAGCGCTTCTGATACCTTTGGTGACATCGGTATTACAGTGCGCGCCTGGGGAAACCAGATAATCGATATTTTCGAACTGGTTAAGTCCTCCATCAAAGATCTCTTCCTCAATATCACCTCACTGGATGCCAAGTTCACTGGCACTTTAGCTGGCTGGGCCGAGAAAATTCCTGGCGGTGGGGCAATCACGGACTTCCTCGGCATGGATGCCGAGGCCATGAAAAAGGCTGGGGCAGAAGCTGACAAAGAGATCGCGGCGAACAAAAAACGCTACGCCGAACTCAGGAAGCGAGTCACTGCCCCTAATGCACAGGCAAGCTATGAAGCCGAAGCGCGAGGGTCCACGGTAAAAGGCGAGGGGGGATCCAGTCGCAAATCGAGAGACGCAGTCTCGAAGCTTGCAGAAGATTCTGCGAAAAAGACCAAACAGGCAAGAGCCACGCTGGATGCTGGCGATCGCACCCTGGAAAACTACCGCGCCCAGGCCAGAACCCTAACGGAAACGCTCGAAACCCTGCGTCGGACGGGGGATATTCACGCCAAAAACTCTGAGTTTAGTAAGCAGCAATCCCATTTTGCTGAATTGGATGAGGCCGCTAAAACCCGTGCGCTGACTGCGCAGGAGAAATCTCTTCTCTCGAGTCGTGAAGCCATCCTCAACGCTGCGAAGGTTGTGGATCAGAAAAACAAGGAAGTTGAGGCCCAGCAGAAGATTAATGGCCTGGCGCAGCAGGCAAACAAATACGCCACTCAGATGGCTGAGAAGACAGCAGCCCTTCGAAGCGGGTCCGGCTTGAGTAGCCGAATGGCTCAGCGAATGAATGAGGAGGCGCAACTCCGACAAGGGTGGTTAAATGGTGGTGGAAAGCTTGAAGATGCTGGTTATGAAAAAGAGTTGGCAGCGCTTCGGAATTATTATGCTGAAGAGGATAAGCTACGCGGTGATTGGAAAGCTGGTGCTGTAAGCGGCTGGAATGAGTATCTGGACGCCGCCACGAATACCTACGATGCCGTAAAAAACGTTGCCAGCTCCACGCTAACAGGCCTGAGCGACATGCTGACCGAGCTTATGACAACCGGCAAAGCGTCGATTAAAGAGTTCGGCAAGTCGATGCTCAAGATGATCCTGGATGTGACGAACCGCCTCATGATTGCCTATGCAGTGCAAGCCGCAATGGGGTGGATTAGTGGTGGCTCTGGGGCTTCGGCTGGGGGCGGACAATCATTCGCTGTTCCGTCATTTACCCCGAATGCAAAAGGCGGAGTCTATGAGTCTCCGGGACTCAGTAAGTACGTGAATGGCGTCTATGATACACCTCAATACTTCGCGTTCCAGGGAGCCTCGAAGTTTGCCAAAGGCGGTGTCTTTGCTGAGGCCGGTGCTGAGGCGATTATGCCACTGACGCGTGACTCAGCCGGACGGCTTGGAGTCAGGGCGCAGGGTGGGGGTGGTGCGCAGCCGCAGGTCAACATAGATATTTATGTGGATAATAAGGGCAATGCAACATCAAACACATCTGGATACGGAAGCGCTGCAGCGCGTGCGTTAGGTAAGGAAATAGAAACTAAGGTGGCGGAGATCCTTGTGAGGGCCGCTCGAAGCGATGGCCTCCTTGGTAGGCAGTTCCAGTCCAAATAAGCACGGTCTTAAATTCTGAGATGGCAATATCACCCGTACCTGGTTACACCGATGCCTCCCTTGGTTATTATGCTCGAAACCATACTAATCAGGGGATGATAATGAAAAAGGTCTTCACGACTGCGGTGTTAGCAATGGCTCTTTCTGCGTGCGCTGGTAATGGCCCAGGCAATAACGTGCAAAAACAAGCCAAGTATGATGAGCTATCAGAATGCGATCTGGACATAATATTTCCCTCTCAGGCGCCAAAAAATAAAAGGGAATTTGCTGAGTATCTTTCAACTCAGGCACGTAACGCATCTGCGGATCAGTTCGTAATTCAAAAGCGGATAGAAATCCTTCAAATGGTTGGGTGGAATGATTCTGTTGCCGATGCAATAGCTACATGCGGTGTCAAAAGAAAAGACAAACGTAAGGAGTATGCCTCAGGAGTGTTTGAGGCGATGAAGTCAGCTACTGCAGGTGCTGATGAAAAGCATGCGCTTATCGATGCCTACAGTTCGTGGGAATCATATGTGACCAGCCAAACACCTCTTGCCAAACAGGATTTCAATGCGAAGGTGAGTTACTACAAAAATATGTGATTATGCTGATCTTTTGATGCCAAGCCCCGCCCAGGGCTTTCATTACAGCCCACTCAGGTGGGCTACATGTTCTGGCAACCATGCCCAATCACACATGACTGTCTAATTGTAGTAATGCGATCAGCTGCTTTTTCAATTATGTAATCCTGCGCCAAACCAGCGCAAATTGTGACAATCAACACGATAAGCCAAACCCGGTTCATTCGTTCCTCGAAGCAAATATGAAGCGATGGTGCTGAGCCGCTCTTTGGCGGATGCCTGTTATTTTATAAGCATGCCCAAACCAGCAGTCGTGACTGTTTGAACGAGCGTTTTCAGGGCTTCTGTTGATAGACCGCCTAAAGCTGATTTCGCTTTTTCCTTATCAGTATCGTTTAGATTAGATATGGCAATAAGGTCTTCCAGCACTATGACAGCGTCACGGTGGAACTTGATAGTATGCACGTTAAGTATGGAACCCAAACCGCCGTCATCTCTTATGAAATCAATACCTTTACTGGTAATTTTCAAGCTTTCTAGTTGAACTGAAATTTTACCTGACAGATCTTTTAGAAAAAGACATTCAAGTAGTTCGTGTTCATACAGATAAAAGAGATTCGCCACCAGATTATCTAAGTTTCCAAAGGACTGCAAATAATGAGCCTTTCGCTCTTGCGTGATCCCATAAGGTGCTCGGTTATAAAGTTCCTGTAATAGTTCGTGCTGAGCAGTTCGATTGTATTTATCCATTGATGATTCCTAGTAATGATGTCTGGAGTAATTATTACAAGGGCATTATTTGAACATGTAAACTTTCTTTTAAGATTAACTGCTGCGTTCTGTAACGATACCTTATTTACTGTACGGATGTAGTCTGGAATTATTTTTTATCTATCGATCCCAGCTCCGGCTGGGTTTTTTTATGGAGCAAATATGGCAGTTGAGACCTACAGATGGCTCTCGCAGCTCGGCGCTGGCCCTGTTGAATACAGCCAGACGGTGCGTGCGGCGCAGTTTGGCGATGGCTATGAGCAGGTTGCCGAGAACGGCATCAACTCCACCGCGATCCAGGTGCCGATGAAACATACCGGCACTGAGACAGAGGTAAACGCAGTGCGCGATTTCCTCCTGGCTCATACCGTGAAGGCCTTCATCATTACGCCGCCGGGCGAAGAGAAGGGGATGTATCGCGTTGTCGCCGACTCTGTTCGCAAAAACCAGATCAGCAGCAAATTCGCAGAGCTGACGTTCACTATTAAACGGGCCTACGGGGTATACGCATAATGGCACTTGTTGATCAGGCGGCGAAGCTGGCGCCAGGTGGCAGGGTCCGCCTGGTCGAAGTGGATGCCTCAGAGTTCAGCGGCGGGATCCACCGCTTTCACTACAGCCCTTTTCCCCATACACCTGCCGAGATAGACGCGGCGAACGGCGACGAGGCCAGGCTGGGGCCGAAGCCCATCATCTGGGATGGCAACGCCTACGAGTTCTGGCCTTTCCAGATTGCCGACCTGGCGCTTTCAACGGATCAGGCCGCCGAGCCAAAGCTCAGCGTGTCTAACCTCGACGGCCATATCACTGCGCTGTGTCTCCAGTTTAAAGACATGGTGAATGCAAAGGTGAGCATCATCGACACCTACGCGGTTTACCTCGATGCGGTGAACTTCCCGGGCGGTGTTAATCCGACAGCAGACCCGACGATGTTCTCCCTGCAGACCTTCTGGCTGGATACCAAAATCTCTGAAGATGACGAGATGGTGTCCTGGTCGCTCAGCAGCCCGGCTGACCTGCAGAACCTGGTTATACCCACCCGGCAGATCACCTCGCTCTGCGAATGGGCACTGCGCGGACAATATCGCAGCGGTGACGGCTGCACCTACAACGGCACGGCATATTTCGATGCGAAGGGTAATGCGGTAGCGGACCCGGCGTTTGATGTATGCGGGGGTTGCCTCAGTGACTGCCGCAAGCGTTTCGGCGCAGGGCTGGCAGAACCGAACACTGCCGTTCTTGATTTCGGCGGCTACCCGGCGACAGTTCTCTTCACCCGATAACCGGATATACCCATGAACAAAACCATTATGACGGCGATCCGGGCGCATGCGCTGGAGGAATCCCCACGCGAGTGCTGCGGCTTCGTCATTCAGTCAGAACGGCGCCAGCGCTACATCCCGGTGCCGAACAGCCACGAAAATCCGACCGAGCATTTCAGAATTGACGGTGAGCACTGGGCGAACGCCGAGGATGCCGGAACCATTGTCCGCGTTATTCACTCCCACCCGGGCGATGGCGCACGGCCTATTCCGTCTGACCTCGACCGCCAGCAGTGCAATAACTCTGGCGTGGTCTGGGGCATCTACGCGCCGGACTGCGATGAATACGCAGAGATAACACCGGACGCCATCCCGCTGATTGGCCGTCCGTTCCTCCTTGGCTCGCATGACTGCTGGGGGCTGGTCATGGACTGGCACGCCACACAGGGTGTCACGCTGAACGATTTCCGCGTGGATTATCCGTGGTGGGAAAGCCAGTACCCGGACAACCTCTATTTCGATAACTGGGAGCGCGAGGGGTTTGTCGAATGCGACCCCGCGCCCGGGTGCATGGTCATCATGCAGGTCGAGTCGGACAAGTGGAACCACGCGGGGATCATCACCGAAGACGGCGAACTGCTGCACCATCTGTACGGCCAGCCATCCTGTATCACGCCTTATGCCCGTGGATATTTTAAAGACCGGACGATGATCTGCGTTCGGCACAAAGACCTGCTGCAGGAGATTAAGCCATGGCGCGCTTAACCACGATTCGATTGTATGGCGCGCTGGGTGCCCGGTTTGGCCGCGTTCACCGACTGGCGGTGCAGACGTCAGCGGAAGCGGTAAAGGCGCTGTGCATCAACCTGGACGGGCTGGAAAGCTTTCTCATGAATGCCAAAAAAAACGGCATGACGTTCGCGGTGTTTCGCGGGAAGCGCAACATCGGGGCACAGGATTTCAAGGAACTGGGTGGTGACAGTGATATCCGCATCGCGCCTGTGATGGAAGGGGCAAAGAAAGCGGGCTTGTTCCAGACGATACTGGGTGCCGTCATGGTTGTGGCGGGCATTGTTGTCACTGGCATGACATTCGGTTCAGCCGGTGTTATCGGCGCGGGGATGATCTCCGCTGGTATCGGCATGGCGGCAGGCGGTATCTACCAGATGCTCTCACCGCAGCCCAAAGGCCTTCAGGGGCGTGATGACCCCGACAATAAGCCCAGCTATGCCTTCGGCGGCGCAGTGAACACCCTGGCGATGGGCAACCCGGTCGCGCTGCTGTATGGCGAGCGCGAAATTGGCGGCGCCATAATCAGTGCGGGGATCGTGGCCGAGGACATCTGAGAATTTCTTACTCTTCAATTAGCACCCAATCGGGTGCTTTTTTTATGGATGCAATATGGCAACGATTACTGGTGCAAAAGGCGGCAATCAGAAGCAGCACACGCCTGTTGAACAACCCGATTCCGCGCAGTCGATGGCGCGCTGCCGTATGCTGCTGGCGCTCGGTGAAGGTGAGTTTGCTGGTGGGCTGGATGCTACCCGGATCTTCCTTGACGGTACGCCACTGGGCAACGCCGACGGCTCGATGAACTTCGAGAATGTCTCCTGGGACTTTCGTCCGGGCACGCAGACGCAGTCGCCGATCCCCGGGTTCCCAGCCGTGGAGAACGAGACCAGCATTGGCGTGTCGCTGACGAAGGTCACTCCCTGGACCCGGGCCATCAGTAATACCCAGATTGACGCAGTGCTGGTGCGTATCGGCATTACCGGTCTTCAGCAGCAGGAGAATGATGGCGATATCGTCGGCACTTCCGTCACCTATCACATCGATGTGGCTGTAGATGGCGGTGCATACAGAACTGTGCTCACCAAAACGGTAACGGAAAAGCTCAGTTCTCTGTACGAGCTGACCCACCGCATCAATCTGCCCAAGGCTAACACCGGCTGGCAGATCCGCGTGGTTCGCGATACCGCAGACAGCACCAGCCAGATGCTACAGAACAAGACACAGGTACAGGCAATCACGGAGGTGATCGACGCGCGCCTGCGCTATCCGCATACCGCGCTGCTGTATGTGTCGTTCAACGCCAAATCCTTCAATAACATCCCGAAGATATCCTGCAAGCCGAAAGGGCGGATTATCCGCATCCCGCAGAACTATGATCCGGTTGGCCGGGTTTATAACGGCACCTGGGACGGGACATTCAAATGGGGCTGGTCGAATAACCCGGCGTGGATCTGGTTCGATGTACTCACGGAGCCGCGCTTTGGCCTGGGCCGTCGGGTAACGGCAGCCATGCTGGATAAGTGGGAGCTGTACCGCATAGCCCAGCGCTGTGACCAGAAGGTGCCCGATGGTAAGGGCGGCACCGGTACCGAGCCGCGCTTCATGTTTGACGTCTATATCCAGTCGCAGGCCGATGCCTGGCAGGTGATAAAGGATATCGCCGCTGGCTTCAACGGTATGACGTTCTGGGGCAACAACATGTTCAATGTTGTCTCGGACATGCCAGCGGACACGACGAAGCTACAGATCCTCACTCGCGCCTCGGTCGTCGGAAAGCCGAACTATTCCAGCGGCAGCGAGAAGAACCGCTACAGTTCGGCGCTGATTAACTTCAGCGACCCGGATAACCACTACCAGGATCGCACCACTGCGGTGATGTTTCCTGACCTGGTTAAGCAGTTCAAATTCAAGCAGACGCAGCTGACTGCCATTGGCTGTACGCGTGAGAGTGAGGCGCAGCGTCGCGGCGGCTGGGCGGTGTACTCCAACTATCTCGATCGCCTGATCACGCTGCAAACCGGGCTGGATGGCTTTGCCTATGTTCCCGGCACCGTGTTCGCTTTTGCGGATGAACGCTTTTCCGGGCGAGTGTATGGTGGGCGCGTTGTGAGTTACAACGTCGGGCTTAAAGCCGTTACAACCGATCGCGGGACCAGCGCCGTCCCGGGCGACACGCTGATGATCCGCACACAGGGCGGCATTGTGGAAAACCGGGTCATTCAGGCGGTCAACGGCACGCAGTTAATCGTGGCCACAGCTTTTTCCTCTGCGCCAGCGCCAGATGCCGTTTTCGTTATCGATGCCGGACAGCTGCGCCTGCAGTATTTCCGTGTGATGAACCTGACATTCAACGACGAGGAGAACACCTACACCATTACGGGTGCGGAATACAACGCCTCGAAATATGACGCGGTCGATAACAATGCGCGCCTGGACATCCCGCCTGTCAGCCTGATTCCTACTGGTGTTGTTTCTCAGCCCGGAAACGTCGTGGTATCGAGCTACGACTCAGTGAGACAGGGGCAGCGCATTGCCACGCTGACGGCCTCCTGGGATGCTCCGCTGGATAAAGCCGGGAAACCTCAGGCAGACGTGATCGCCTACCAGGCACAGTGGCGCCGGGGTGACAGTGAGTGGGTTAACGTACCTCAAACCGGGCTGCGCAATATCGAAGTGCCGGGGATCTACGAAGGTGATTACCTGGTGCGTGTCAGGGCGATTAACGCTGGCGGCGCATCCAGCCTGTGGGCCACCTCAGTGCTGACGCATCTCAAGGGCCGGGCCGGTGATGTGCCAAAGCCCGCCAATTTCCGTACCACGCCGTTGCTCTGGGGCGTACAACTGGACTGGGATTTCCCGGCTGGTACCGGCGATACCTTACAGACGGAGATCCAGTATTCCACTGCATCGACCGGCACAAATCCGCTTCTGCTGGCTGGGGTACCCTATCCGCAGCATGTTTATCAGCAACTGGGCCTGAAAGCCGGGGTAGGATTCTGGTACCGCGCGCGGCTTGTCGATCGCACCGGCAATAAGTCGGCATGGACTGACTTCATTCAGGGCAGCAGCAGCTCGGTTGCAGCTGATTACCTGGTGGATATCGACAACCAGATCAAACAGACAGACGCGTATAAGGAACTCACCTCAGATATCGCCGATCTCAGCGACGATATTCAGTCAGCGCGCGACGACATCAGCAAAGTTACGACAGAGTCGGCGGCAACCAAAGCAGGCCTGGCACAGGAGGTCACGGACCGTAAGAAAGCTATCACCGACGAGGCAACGGCACGTGGCCAGGCGTTGCTGACCGAGAAGAACGAGCGCGTCGCGGATATCAGCAACGTCAATCAGACGATCCAGACCACCACCGAGTCACTGGCGCAACAGATTGGGCAGATTTCTGCTGGCACCGGTTCGCAGTTCGACCCGGCAAAAATCTGGTACTTCGATTCGACAGTGGAGGGCTGGACCGGGAACGGGACCCCGACCATCGTTGACGGCTGGATACGCCCGGCGAACCATGCCACCGATCCTTGGGTGCAGTCTCCCGGTTCACTGGGTGTTAACTCTTCGTCCTATCGCTTCGTTAAATTGCGCATCAGGAAGTTCGGGGCACCGGGCTGGGCTGGGCAGCTGCGGTGGCGGGGTACCGGTGGCTTCAACGACACCAATATGGTCACCGTGGCCGAGCCTGCTTATGACGCGAACGGGATCGCCACGCTGGAGTTCGACAATATCCCCTGGCTGACTGAAGCCACGATGAATCAGTTCAGGCTGGATCTGTCCACTAAGCAGGATGCGACGAACTACTTCCTGATTGACTGGGTGGCGCTCGGACGGCCTACTCCCGGTGCAGGGATGGCGGCCCTTCAGGCAGAAACGACAGCCCGTGTCCAGGGCGACCAGGCGGAAGCCACAGCGCGCGAGACGCTGGCGACGCAGATCCGGGGCGGCTATACCGGTGATGACCCGTCGAAGCTGGCCTCGGGCTTGCTCTACACCGAACGCCTGGCGCGCATCACGGCGCAGGAAGCGGAGGTGACAGCCCGGACGGCGCTGGAATCGACAGTTAATGCCAACAAAGCTGCTGTAACGCAGGAGCTGGCAACGCTGACGACTGAGCAGGAAGCGCAGGCCACCACGTTGTCGGGCCTGCAGACCACCGTCGGGAAAAATACCGGCGATATCACGCGTATCGATAAAGCTGTCGCCGATAACAACAAGGCGCAGACTACCGCGCTGGCTGCGGTAAAGGCGACGACTGACAAGAACACGGCTGATATCAGCACGGAAACCACGGCCCGCACGGATGCAGACAGCGCGCTCGGTCGCCGTATCGACAGCCTGAAAGTTGATGTGGACGGTAACACGGCCAGCCGCGACGCAGGCATTGTCGGTAGCGTCAGCAACGCCATTGCCAACTTCTTTGCGTTTTCGGATCAGCGCGTCACGTTTGCCGTTGGCGAAACCAAAACGATGGCTGAGATTACCGAGGCCAGGAAGACCGCCGCGGATGCAACCAGCGCTGTGGCCGAACAGGTCACGACGCTTAAGGCCACGGTTGAGCAAAACGGCCAGACCAACGCGGCAGCCATTACGCGCATTGATAAAGCCGTCACGGATCTGGGGAGCGCTACCGCGACCAGCATTCAGCAGGTCACAGCGTCTATTGGGAAAACTAATGCCAATGTGCAGACGACCAGCGAGGCTGTTGCTGATATAAACGGCAAGCTGAGCGCGCAGTGGGGCGTTAAAGTCCAGGTGGAGGCGAATGGCGTTAAACGCATCGCTGGTATCCAGCTGGGCATTGACGGTACAGGGGCCTCAAACTTCCTGATTTCTGCCGATACGTTCGCGGTGTATAACCCGACGACGAAGGGGCAGGAGCTGGTGTTTGCGGCGACCGGCGGGCAGATGTTCCTGCGTTCGGCATTCATCCAAGATGGCTCGATTGATAACGCCAAAATAGGATTCCAGATTAGCTCCAGCGACTGGAACGATCTTGGACCGTGGGACCCGAACGGGCGTGGCTGGTGCATCAGAAAAGACGGCTCTGCCTATTTCAATAGCGTGACAATAAGAGGAACAGTTTACGCCACTAACGGAGAGTTCCGGGGTACGGTTTACGCTACAGACGGCGATTTCAAAGGCACCGTTTACGCAAATAGAATCGTCGGTGACGTCGTTAACATGTTCTCGTTCCCTGGGGGCAGTTTTGCGGGGAACCCTGGTAAATCAATTGACTTTTACCGGCAAGTAACCTGGGCGGGGCGCGTTCCGTATGATGTTACTATCGCGGTTCCCACGTTCGTCGTATGGAACAACAGCGATACGTATAACGCTGACGTGGACGCCTACATCAACATAAACGGACGAGATATTACTTCAGCGCCCCTCGGGCTAAAAGTTCTATTCGACGGCCCGAACAATAGCCAACGCAAGGTAAACAGTTACGTACCTGTTACGGCGAGCCTGGATATTCCTGCCAATTCTGGCCCCATCACCATACGTGTCGGCCTTAAGGGGGGGAGTAACGGTAACTCCTCTATGGGTATGCAGCCATCCATGGTTTTAATCACCAAGAGAAACACCCCAAACTTTTCTGACTACTCAGGCAGTTGACCCCAGCCCATAACCTCACCTCACCCTTATAACCCAGCTCCGGCTGGGTTTTTTTATTTTAAGGACATCACGAATGGCCACACTTGATGACGATTTAGCGAAAGCCGTCACGGAAGGGTTTCGCCTGGCGCAAAGCAGTATCATCAACCAGGACCTGATTTTGTCGGGTACCGGCGACGTCACCGTAACCCTGGCAGACGGTTCAAAAAAGACGGGTCCCAGCTGGACGAAGCTGATCGCCCAGGCGGGTGCGGCAGGAGCCAGCGCTGCTGCTGCCAAAACCTCAGAAACGAACGCAAAAACCTCTGAGACGAATGCGAACTCATCAAAGACCGCAGCAGCAAGCAGCGCTTCAGCAGCCAAGACCAGCGAAACGAATGCCAAAACCTCTGAGACGAACGCGAAAACGTCTGAGACGAATGCCAAAACGTCTGAGACTAATGCTGCTAATAGCGCCAGCAGTGCCGCAGCATCTCTGGCCGCGGCGCAGAAGCTTACGTCTGTACCCTATGAGGCAGCGCCGCACCCGGATGTGTGGGTACCTTTCAACGATAGTTTAAAAATGGAAGGTATTGCACCTTATAATACTTTGACTATTTCCGGGACGATGTTGGAATTGACATCAAAGTCTGCAATATTCACCCGGCCCACTGCAGGTAGTTATTATGACAAGTCTGGAGTAATGCGAAACGCGGATATTAATGAACCTCGTTTCGAGAAAGAGGGGCTTTTAATTGAGCCTCAGATTACGAACCTGTATACGTATTCAGAGCAGTGGGGTGCTGGTTCACGAGTTACCACAACGAATAATAGCGGCGACTCGCCTCGTGGCGATAAAACGATGGCGCTTATAGTTGAGGATACTGCGAGTTCTGAACATTATACGCAAGACCGTAACATCACCTTAACTGCCGGCACGATATACTGTTATTCTGTATTTGTTAAAGCTCATACAAGCTCTCGTCTTTTATATTTACGCGTTGCAACGGGAACGACATCCGGCGTGTTCTTTGACCCGGTTACAGGAGCCTTCGTTGGTGGCGCTGTCGGTGCTCAATACCTTGATCGTGGTTTTGAAGACCTGGGAAATGGTCTTTACCGTGTCTGGATGACAGTTACAGCCGGGGCTACTCAGAGTAGCGTTTTCCGTCTGCAATTAGCGAAAGACGGTGTTACCGCAAGCTATGTTGGTGACGGCGCATCTGGTTTATATGTCTGGGGCGCACAGGTAGAAGATGGCCCATTCCCAACCTCTTACATTCAGGCCGGAGCATCCGCAGCTACAAGAGGTGCGGATAATTGGCAAATACCAAAAGAAAACTGTGGATACTCGTCTCTCGCATATTTGTTTAACAGGACTTTGGCGTTTGAGTTTTACCCTAAATATTTGCAAAGCGCTGCGGGTTATGTCGAGGTTGTCAAAGTTCAAGGCCCAAGCAATGACATTGTTTGCAGATGGGCTAACGACAATTCTATAAGGTCTTATCGTGACGGTGGAGGTATAAGTGTGCCCTGCCCTCAAGGGGGGAACGGTGTATTTGTCCACACAACGGAAGGAAATAAGATATCCAGTTATTACAGCGGTGCTACTAACTCAAAAACTAGCCCTCCAAATGGTACGACTCAGGGCGTATCTTACATAGGAAATTTAAACCAATCGCTATCTGTAAGATTTGTTTACCATATTCGCAACTTCCGTATCTGGCACCGCCTGCTAACTCTTAACCAAATTAATGGACTCCGCTAATGAGAGACTTATATCTGCGCTTTAATGACGCCGACGAAATGCGCACGCAGTTAATCGCGGCGGGGTTTGTGGATGATGAAGAGCAGGGTGGTTTATATCATCCTGATATCAGCCTGGATATCGTCGGCGTTATCACTGTTCCTGCTGAAGTTATCAATCCCGGTGAAGAAAACGAAGTAATCAAGTACACCACCGAACCCGGCTATCACGTCAATTTGCGGGTCATGAATGACTCGCTCGATTTATCCGGGCTGAACAACTTTGTGGTTAAACCGAAAACACCGGCTCGCGTCTGGGCGTAAGGAATTAAGTTATGGCAAACAGAATAGACACAGCTGAATTAAGCAGGGCTATTGCTGCCTGGACATCCACCATCAATGACGCGTCTCTGCCGGGGGGCGGAAGTACGGTTTATGGCGGATACATAAAGTCACAGTACACCGTAAATGGCGTTGAGAAGATATCCGCCCAACTCCAGATCGTGAAACGCATCGAATGGAACTACTCCATTGCCAGACTGGTGGTGTTGCAAAATGCGGGCGGTACTGACTCCGCGCAGAACAACTACTTCGACTTCATGTCCAACGGCAATGTGCAAATCCCGGGACGTTTGTATATGGGCGGTCCAGCCGTGAGCTCGTGGTGGAACTCAGCACAGGCCCACTATGCCTCCTATTACGCGGAAACCTCCACGGATTCTCCGGGTAACGGGGCTATAGCTGGCCTTTCCTGGGGGTATCAACATGGTGGTGGGTATAACCTCCGATCGATGTGGGGTAATGTTGGTAACGGGCTGGGCGCCTGGGCTAACACTGCGCTAACACAGTTCGGAGATAGTGGGTCCAAGATACGGTACTGGTATTTCACCCCAGCCAACGGGGATTTTGTCACTTCGACAAGTGGCGATGGTGGATTTACTGGCAACTACACTTATCAGAAGTCAGCGACCTCTGATGCCACTCTGAAGCACGATATCACCTATGACGACGGCCAGGCATCTTACGAGAACATCAGGAAGCTGAAACCCTGCACGTTCGTGTATAACGGGGATTACTTCGAACGGGCACGTCGGGGGATCATTGCTCAGGATGCTTTACGCGATATTGACCGTGAGTATGTGAAGCTGGTTCCTGCTGCGCCTGAGTTCGACGAGGACGGGAATCGTTGTGATAAAGACGACACCCTTGCGCTGGATAACAATGTCATCATGATGGATACGGCGCTGGCCCTGCATCATGCGATTGCAAAAATCGAAATGCTGAGTACGCAGGTCGCCCAGCTACAATATGAAATGCAGACGCTTAAAGCGTAACAGCATACGCTTTATTTGACGCTCAACGCCCTTCATCAGAAATATCACCGGAAGGGGAAATCCATAATCCATCACCAAGGTATGTATTATTGCTCCCATCACCTGAAAAAGTGTCATACAAAGAACTTGAGGAGTGTGTTGTATGTCTAGGTTGCTTGTATCCTTTTAAAGCATCTATAGCCACACAACTGAGCAGTGAAGTTCTTCCAGTTACTTCCGAGCTGAATTTATATCGAAGGTAGTGTTCCCAAACGGTGATGGATAATATTTCAAAATGGTATTTTTTCAAAATCCCTGCAATAAGTCTGTAAATGGAATAATAACTTCCTTGCTGGCTTTTTAAAAAGTTTATTTTTTCAATGCATGCCTGGTCTTCAGGTGTTTTTGAAAATGTTTTCTCCTCAGGTGCGTTCTCTGTATTGTATTGATTTATATAATAAGAGGTTGAGTCGTTGATATCTATTTCTTTGCATAAACTAAATAACAACCCGTAACTTATTGTTTTAGAAATGCTATCATTAGCATTTATAGAAGTGGTTTGCTTCCAAAAAAAATTATTATTTTCATAATAATTAAGAATAAGGTTATAAAGATTTTCTGTAATAACTATTTTTTGGAAATATATTTCCTTATCTTCAATGTCAGAAGCACTTAAAAGCTCTACATAATAATCCGGTTGCCAGTAAGTGGGTTTGGTAATTATGTCCATGATAGGTGGGCTTCATTATTTATGTGGGTAGATATCTAAAATACACTACATTAAAATAATTTCCAATCGCTTTTGCTGGCAGCGCTATTCAAGCCTTTTAGCTGTGTCGGCCCGACCTTTGTCTCTGCATCCAGAAACAATCTGTGTACTGGGCTGGTGAAATCGACCTAGATGAAACCACTTGTACTCGTCAAGCCCTCAAGGCTTGGCTAACAGTCATGGTTGAAGCCCAGTCGAAAAACCAGCAGGACGTTCAGCAGTAATTATCAATAGGCACAGCCTCCTTGCCCTAGACTCTCTTTAAAACTACTGTATAAATACACAGTAATAATAAATGAGAGGTCACCATGCCCCGCAAATCAGACATTCACAGCGCATTTGTCGCTGCAATACAGCTAAACCCTAAGGGATACCAGTGTTTACGCACGGATGATTTCATCCGGGAGTTGCGCGCCAGGAACTGGCATTTCACGCCAGACGACGCCAATGACTGGATAGAGCGCTACCAGGAGTTCTTCGTCGACAAGACGCCGGATGACAGCCAGAACCGGCTCTGGATGATGAGAAATATGGGGAGGGTGATCTGATGGGATTCGTATCGCCAGCAACAGACTATGTAGAGCGCAGGCTCTGCCCTGAAACCATTTGCGGAATTGGCATCGACAGCAGAATCCTTGAGACGTCATCCGGGTTTGCGGTGATCGAGCCGGTCACCCGACTTGTGCAGGGGCAGGTTCTGCTGATCCTTAGTGGCGGTCAGACTCAATTTGCACGGTTTCTGGGAAAAACATTAATCACAGAGGACGGCGAGGCGATAGAAGGCGACGCAGCGGAAGAGGTCGAAGTCATGGGCAGGGTGACTTTCTTCATCAACTCTACTGAAGATGATGATGAGTAACCAGTGTAAAAAGAGGTCCGCATCTGAATGTAATTGAAAGGAAGACCTTAGGGTCTTCCCTAAAACGCTTAAGGTCCGCTATGAGCGGAATGAGGAAATCAATATTTGTATTAAAGTGTCTAAATTTTGTTATCCACTCTAGTCGTTAAGCACTGGTCAGTGCTACAGAAAATAATAGAAACCAATCACTGAACATAACCACATGATTTTTAGAAGATTGGTCGTATAATTCCACTTCCTAACCCCTTTGATTTTTCTAACACTACTGCGTTCAATGTTCAATCATTAGGGATTCGCCCTTAAAATTTCACGAGAGTATATAAAACGTGAAATAAAATAACTGCAAAAACAGTCATAGCTTCCACAATAGTTCTTGTTAACATCTATAGCTACAATAAATATTCGAAATGGTTTTTATTGATGGAGCTCTTTCCAAATTTTAACGTACTCTTTAACCGCTTTGTTATCGGAAAATCCTTTCCCACCATCAACAATATAATTTACATTATGCCAGTCCATATATACAGACATAAGAGCTACTAAGTTTACTAATTTAACGGGCAGCATATTCATAAAAATATCAAGGTAGTAATCTTGATGTTCTTTCGGGCATTTATCCTTAACAACTTTAAAAACAACATATACACATCTTACCATGGAGAATATTGCCATGGATGAATCCTCATCAATAGCGTTTATGTAATTTCTGACATCCTCAATTTCGCATCTGCCATTTTCATTTATTTTTTTCTCAATAAAATCCCAAGTTGCCTCTTCTAATTTACTTACAGCAGCAGATGATCGGTATTCCTTATCATTTAAACTAATGGTGAAACAACCAAACTCCTCTCTTTCAGAAGATATAAGATTATAAAATCCATCTTCAAAACGCTTTAGAAGAACATCTTTCTCTTGTCTTCTTTCGTCTTTGATTAATTGTTCGTTTGCTTCACGTTGAAGCTTTAAGGAATTAATGAGCATAACAATAGTAATGAAGGTAAGGATAGGATTAAGCACACCTCCCACAAAATCTCCAAAAGTCCCCCATTCACCTTTATCATTAGATAGCCCCATCCATTTGCTTGTATCAAAGATGTCTAATGGGCTACCCCAATGATTGAAGTGAGAAAAATAAAAATACCAAACAATTACTATCAATGTAATTGAAATAATTTTAATTGATGGCATTTTCATTTATAAGACTTCTTGAATTATATAGGTTTTAAGTTCACCAATGTGATCGCGCAACTCATAAGCAGAGATGGTTATAGGTATGAAAGCATCTTTTCCACCTCTGTTATTCCTATCCAGATTTCTTGAAAATTTATTTTTCTGGGACTGTAATACATGCTCCCAGTTGAGAAGGTGTCTAAAGGCAACTGAATCTGACTCTCTATCTAGTAATAATCGCCCAGTTCCTGTTAACATATTAAATCTAGTTATAATAACGTCTTCTTCTACTGGTTGAGCAGATTCATGCTCAATATTAATATTAGAAAGAGTCTGCGCATTCATTTTAGCAACAATTAGTTTATTATTTGCAGTTCTCCTTCTCAAAAGTACATTGTAATTTTGTTTCTCGACTGTCTTATGTAGATTCTGTATAGGATCCTGAATTCTTATCAAAAGTTGTCTTTCCAACGGTTTCAGACGTTGTATTAAGTCGATTGCTTTCTGGCTTTTAAGATGATGAACTATTCCCATCCCTTTAGAGATGTAATAGGTCATAGCATCGAAAAAAACAGCCCTGCCAATTTCTTTAAACCTTCTTATTTTTTCTGGATCATCAATTCTAAGCTCAAAGTTTTGCCCAAACGATCCATCAAATGTATGTTTGAACATGTTCCTTAGACCATGTATAGAGGTTGATTTCTTAGGGACTGAATCGTCTAAAATAGTGCTGGTTGTAATTTGGGTGATGTCAGAAGCGCCTGAAAAAACCTTTATACCAGAGTTCATTTCTAATTCTTCAAAATCGTTCTGACCGTGCCCAACCACAACATCCATATCTAGGTTTATCAT